CGAATAAGTTTATAAAACTTATTGCAGAAAAAGCTGACACATCAACTCCTCGTGGCTCTTCTGTTGGTGATACAACTTCTTCGCGTCTATCGCAGACAATGGCTCGCCATGGCGCAATAAATGCGCAACTAACTGGCAACAGAACAATTACTTCCTCATACAGGACTGGGAATCTTGGCTCAATAAACTCAGACCATGTAACGGGGAGAGCGATAGACCTTGTTGGTCAGAATCTTGGCCAGTATGCAGTGCTAACTCGCCAGTCGGGTGGTTTTGCTGAATTCCATGGAACAGCTGGCAGCAGACATCTGCACGTCGTCCCGGGTCCTGGCGCGATAGGCGATGCAATGACGCCATCTGTTAATACGATGTCTTCCACCGCTGTCGCTGGCACTTCAAGCAGTGGTGGTAATACATATACATTCCACATCAATGGTGGCAATAGTTCGCCAGAAGAAATAGCCAATGTTGTTATGCAGAAGATAAAGCGTGCCGAATCAATAGCCAGGGAGCGTTCGTAATGCCTGTAAACCAAGCTATCAGAAATACATATTTTTACGTAGAGGTGAGAAAGATACAAAACGGTGTAGGTGTTCTATACCCCGGATATCCGGTCTATCACCTATTTAGAACACAGCCCGATGGCGTCTCTTCGTCAAGGTTGGACGAAGACGAATACTGGATGCCATTACCTCTAATGGGTTCATATGTCCAGTACACGGCGGGGGACGAACTTGTCGAGCAATCTCGTATTAAATATGAAAAAAGAGTGGTGACGAGACCTACGCAGCTGCGAAGAAAATATACAGGTTCTTTTCCGGTCTTCACGCATAAATATTCCGGCAATAAACTGTATGTAGCCACTGCTCGATTAAAGAAATTCCCTCTTAATTCATCACTAAACCCATACTCTTACAGCAACATACAGGTTTGGGTGGAAAGCTCCCAGACGTATACAGCAGTCAATGACGACAATGGGGACCTTGTCTACCCCGGGTATTGGCATAACCCATTTGAAAATAAATTTTATCCTTTTGCCAAGTTTTCCGCACCTGGAACACGAGACACCCAATTCATGCTTGACGTTCTTTTTACCAGGGACACTTCTGGTCAGTCGACGGATTCGCTTATGGCTGCAGCCGGGGAATCGATACGCCTAGCACAAGTTGATGAACTTGTATCTATTGGCAAAACTCGAGAACAGGCCATAGCCCTTGTTGATGCAAAATCCTCGGAGGCCCTAGCTACCAGAGCCGCTTTATCAACCTCTACTCCACGTGCTGTTGCTTCTCGTTCAGCTGGAATGCCAGTTAATATATCTGTCAGCGTGGGGGATGCTCAAAGGTCAAGAGGACAGCTTATCAATGCAGCTGGTGCACCGAGAACACTTGCGCAAGTGCCAGTGACACCCAAATTAATGCAGGTTACCGATAACACAATCGCACCCCTGTCGCACCAGTTCTTGCATAAACCTAATCAAATTTCATATAGCTCAATAGGCTCTAACTGGTCAACCATAGAACGAGTAGCCAATAGGCCAATAGTTGACTGGCAGAGCTACAAGCTGATGCAGGTTTCTTTCACATTCCTTGTTTCATCTGACACATCAGGAACGCTTGATAGCGCAATAGATGGAAAAGTTATAACCACGTCGGTGGACCAGCAGCTGAACAATTTAAGAAAAATATCGCTGTCTCCTTACCCGATAGTGTTTATGGGTCTTGACGAAATAATGTCAACTCAGCTGAAATTTCCGTTTAAGAACTCAAGCAATGCGGGCGCTCTATTTGTAATATCAGAATTTAGTGTTACATCTGTCTACAGAAACGTTAATGGCTCAATAAGCAGAGCATCATGCGACATAACTCTAACGGAGTTTCCGCACGAACTTGTTGACTTAATTAAGTTCCCAAAGCCACCACCGTGGAATCCTCCTCCGCCAAAAGATGGAGAAACAATCGAGGGTTGTGGAAGAGGGGCCGCCGGAACCACACTGTCGGGCGCCAACAAACTTAAGATTAACCTGCAGCAACTCCCCGTAAACTCAGGGCTAGCACTGGCTCTAAAGGCACAGAAACTTATTGAGAGGCAGACAAAAAATGCCAAATGTTCTTACTGGACAATTCCAAGTAAGGATTATGCAAGAGTACAGGCAGCTATAGATAGATATAATTCCACGGCAACAGATGGGGCGCTACGCGCCAGGGGCGTATCATAATGCCTGCTTCGATAACCTATTTGCCGACACCAACAAGTCTCCTAAGACAGGCGGGCGGTGTTATCTACTTCGTAGACGAAAAGAACTACCAAATTGCCGACGTAAGGGCAAACCTTATAAACCTAAACGTTAGTTATGCGATGAATATGTCAAGTGAAATATCTTTTAGCGTAAGCGATACTGGTCTCAAAATGCTCGAGAACAACTATTTCTCAATAGGAAGAATTGTTGCCTATGTAACAGAAACATTTGGGACGATTGAGGGGACAAGGAATCCCGATGTAAAAGAAAAGCAAACACAGCTTTTTGAGATAGCCAACGTTACGGTATCTCAGGGGCCAGGAGCAAGCCCAACCGTGGAGGTTCGCTGCTACTCGAGGGCTATTCAACAAATGAAAAGAGATAGGAGACCAGGCAGTATAAAGGGTAGCGGAACCGCCTTTGTGCAGCAGGCAGCGAAAAAATATGGTCTTAAGTTTTTTGGACAAAGTACGAACAAAAAACAGCAGATAAATAAAGCATCGGGCGGAAATAAAGCAGACTCTGTGTGGGATGTTATAACAAATCTGGCTACAGAAGCTAAATTCGTAGTTTTTGAAGTTGACGGATATCTGGTATTTGCTTCAGAAAAGTTCCTCCTGAAGAGATGGGGTACACACGAAGTTCCCCTGAGTAAAAAGAAAACCAAGAAAAAGTCAGACTCAAAACAAAATAAGTACATACCGGTGATATATAAGTCACACTTTCAACAATCTTCAGTGAAGCCGTTTTCTTTTCAGCCAACAATCGAGTCATCAGCCAGAAATTCACTACAGCTTCTATCTGTTCCAAACGTGACGATTTCGGAAAATAATCCTTTCGATGGGAGTGGCAATGCAATTATCGACAGAGCGAACGCCGTCCGTCTTCGTCCCGGAATGACAATAAAAATAGACGGCGTACCAACGTTTAATGGCTACTACCTAATCGATTCAGTCACATTCAGTGACCTGGTTCCAGACCCCGTGAATATATCTTTTAAGAAGCCAGAAAAAGAAGAAAAAGAAATAAAAGACTTAGAAATTGGCAAAAGGGGTCCGCAGGTGATAGACGTCTTGGCCAATACTTCTGTTGTGCAGAATCAAGTTTTTAAACAGGACAACATACCTAGATTTTTTACTCCGCCAGCAAACTTAAACATATTTCCACTCCCTAGTGCGTCACTCCCATACAACTACCCCCCGAAAACTAAGGGCATTTTTGAAACAGGGAACATAAACCTATGGTCTAGGCCGGTGTTTATGGTTGACAATGAACCAAGAACCTTATATTCAGCAACTTTTGTGACTAGAAAAAGCGGGGTAAACGGTGGCAAGCCTTACGCTCTTTTGGTTCCACAAATATGGACAAAAGTGCTTTCTTCTGGTTCTGTACCTGTTCAACTTTCTAGGTGTCAAATTCTCAGCTTTTTTAGGTCTTCAGATGCATCTGGGCTTGTTCCCGTTGCTTCATCTGTTTCTTTTCAGAAGGCACCATATTTGCATCTGGGGGTTGACTCTGTATCTGACCTACAGGTCAACGACACACTAACAATATTACCTGTAGATTTTAAAAACGCATCTAGCTCATCAAGGCTAGCCGCATCAACAACTTTATTTAGAATAAATAGTATCAATGTCATGGGGAATAGGGTAACTATTTCTGTTCCAACACCGATACATGGTAAGCAAATCGCAGTCATACAAAACAAAATAGTTGGTGGTTATATCGAATCAGATACAAGCTCTTTTAGATATGCGGAATCTTCTGGTTTGTTTCTTGCCAAAGCTCGTGGAAACACAACAAAAGAAGCAATAGCCAACGCATCTATTTATGGAAAACTCATATCTAGACAGCAATTAGAAGTTATGAAAAAAAGATTTCCAAATGGGAAATTCGAAAACACTCCAGGCGCATCATGATTTCAGATTATGGAATTCAGAACGCCCCAGTTCGTCGCGATAAGGCAGCATCTGCCCCTAAGAGACCAGGGGAGATGTATCAAGGTGTTGTCACCAAGGCCTACCCAGATGGACGGATAGTAATATATGTGCAGGCTCTTGGAATTTCATATGGCCCCCTAATGCCCCTCGGCGTAACGCAAAGCACCAAGATGATAATTGACGACACGGTGCTCTGTGCTTTCTCTAACCAGGCAATGACTTCTATGGTTGTTTTTGGAAACGCAAGACCTATTAATCAATCAATGATTTTAATCATGGAGTCCACAGCAATATACCCGGAAGTTGTTGCTGCTCTACCGGAGGGCTGTCTCGCCTACGCTACAGATACTAATTCTTACTTTTTGTGGGATGGAGAATCATGGGTCTCCCTGTGGAGCAATGCGCAACCCGTTGAGGCTGTCTCTAATGGCCCCCTAGGTGCTTCTGCGGCTGGAAAACTTTTATACAACACAACAACATGCACGCTTGAGATTAATTCATCAACAGGTTTCGCGATTGGTCAAAAAGTTGATTTTGCTAGACGTGCGACTGGAACTTTTACAATAATCCCAGGAGCTGGAGTATCTGTTGACACGGCTCGTTCCTTAAGCCTAAGGGCGCGCTATTCAGTGGCGACGCTAGTATGTGTTGATTTAAATTCTTACCTACTCACAGGGGACTTAACATGACCTCAATATCGGCAACAAATGACGTCGCATTAGGGTTAAAAAATGAATTAAAATGTATTATTCAGGAGAGCGAAAACAATGAACACAATTAAATTTCCTATAAGATTTGGCTCTGACGGCCTAGAGCTTCTTCGTGACGGTTCTGAGGATTATTACGCACAACTATTGACAATGGCTATCCTCACTGAGCCTCGAACACACCCGTATTCCCCATTTTTTGGGGTCAATGACCCGTCTTTTACCTCGATTGATAGGGGTTTATTTATTTTGAATGCTGCACGTTATGTTCCTGAGGTAGAAATTACCTCCTTATCAGTGAATACAAAAACAGACGGCACTGCTGGTGTAAGTTTTTCATTTGTTATAACGGAGGGATGAGATGACGGCTGATTTTTCGCAGTACGTAGATTTGACAATTTTCGACAAGACTCCGGGAGACCTTTATCTCGAAGCTATAGAAATGGCGAGATTGACTCTCCCGGAGTTTAATTTGCGAGTTGGAACAGTGGAAGACGCCATGTTCCAGGCAATTTCATATATTGGGTGGCAGATGGCAACTGGTCTCAACAGGCTCCCAGATAGTGTTATGTCTGGAATACTTTCCATGATGGGCGTTACGCAGAGACCCGCTATTCCTGCAGAAATGTCCGTAACAATAACGGCTGATTCCTACGAGGGGGCAACAATAGCTTCGGGAACGCTATTTGGATACCCCTACACCTTCGAAGATGAAACAACTGAGATTGTATTTCAGACAGTTGAATCGCTCGATATACCGGCAGACGAGTCATACGTTGGTGGGGACCCGTACCCATCGGGAACAGTATTGTGTGAAGCATTTTTGCCCGGTGTTATACCAGTTATTGCAGAAGGGGAGTCGCTGCTGATTCTTTCCCCGTCCACAGAAATACTTAGCGTTGCTGCTGGCAGCTACTTCCAAAATGGTTTTAATGAAGAAAACTCTGCAGAATTCCTGTCGAGAGCCACATCGTATCTTTCGTCCCTATCTTCCACTCTTGCAAAGTCAACTCAGGTTGATGCATTTATAGCAAATAATTACGTCGGCTATGTAGGAAGAGTTAGAACTTATGACCTAACAAACGGTGACCCAGACGTTGGTAATAGAGACACAGAAAAAACTTATTCTATTACCACTAAATCAAGGGCATCTGGTGTTGCAACGCTGACAACATCGGAAGCTCACCAGATACTTGTCGGTGACATAATTACGGTAAGTGATATATCTGCTGCGGGCTCTCCTTCTGGAGCTTTTGACGGAGAAGTAGAAGTTACTGCAATTACTTCAACTACTTTTTCATATTTGAGCGCCGGAGGAAACGTATCGTCTACTTCAGATTCTGGAACAGCAGTGCGCGGCAAAGAGGTTGTCGGTCATATAGCAACATATGTTTATGGTCTTGGTGGATTTGTCGAAACAGAACAAAAAGAAATAATCAAACTTGCTGTAGCAGAGGCAGCAATAGGTGGCCTCACTGTCAACGTAGAAAATATGGGAATTCTTCCTCTTTCGATAGAGGGTTCAATAGTTTTGGATACAGCATACGATAGGGAACCTCTAGAACAAATTATTGAAAATACAGTAATTGAATACTTAAGCCCGTCTGGATTCCCAACGCACGAAGACATCGTAAGAAAGAATGTAATTATCGGCTTAATTAGCCAAATCCCTGGTGTTAGATATGTCCAATCTCTTTCCTTAATTGGAACTACCGCAGATGGGTGGTTGACTCAGCTCGCCACGGACCTCGAGCCTTCCCGTAAAGGCTGGGCCCCTTCACTGGACCCGACAGGCATAATATTTACTTACGTTTCGGTATAAACATGTCAAAAACAGTTAATCGATTTAGCGACCAAACCGGGCTGTATGTAAAATCTCGCTCTACGGGGTATCCATCTGAAATAACTTCTTCGTATTCTTATGATGCAGGGTGGCGTGTTGGCTCATCATCTCTATCAATAACACCGACCATAGAAATAGTACCTGAACCCTACAGCGTGCTCTCAAGGTACTCACTAAACATAAATCCAGTCACTGGAGCTGATATTCATGTTTACACAGACTTTGAAACACAGTTACTTGTAGGCGATAACGCTAGAAGATTTTCGTTTAATGCAAAAATCATAACCCCATCGGTCTGTACCGTAACAACATACCTACATCTATCAACACAAGCCCACACATCAGTAACACCACTAACCAAGACCGTATATCCAGGTTCTTTCACCACGATACGAAGTAATTTGCTTACTATCCCAATAAGTTCTTCAGCAACTTACGCGGTAAAGGCGAGAATTGAAGTAAGTGGACATAATGGTTCTATTGTTTACATAACTTCTCCGAACCTAATAGATGACCAAATGTATTATGAAAATATATTTGTTCATAGCTCGAGACTGCTTATGCCGGACTTTTATTGGGATATTGACTCTCAGCAAACAGACCCAACCATGCCGATGCATCGTCTAATAGACTGTATGACTGCTTCTGCCGATGATGCTTTTGAGGAGTACAAGGCCCTATATGAGCACCAGCCGTATGTTCTGAACTCGCTTCAAGAGCAAATAACAATCAACAATGTTCACAGCACCTTGTCAAACCCATATTACGTAAATCCCAGATACGCTCCATGGCTGGCTCAATTCGTTGGGACAAAATCTAGAAAAAACGTATACAGCTCTTCTGGTTCACCATATTTGCCGTCTTCAGAAGCTGAGCGGTCATATGAAAGATGGCAATTATCAACAGGGTTTTACGGAATTGCTGCAGGGAGCAGACAGGCTCTCTTGGAATCTGCAAAACAGTGCCTTCATTTTACTAAAAACGGAAACCCCTCTACATATGCGGTAGCTATAACACCGGAATACCTTGGCGACCCATTCAAGATACTTATTCAAACCTTGGTTAATGAAACTTCCGATTGTGTCGCTGAACTTGAATCAAGCGAGTTAATCCTCCAGTCGGTGGAAGACGCTAGGCCGATGGGGTACAAAATCTATCATGAAGCTAAAGATGAGTTCGAGTTCACGGTGGGTAACCCAGTTCTTGGCATAGTCGGCTCATCTAGTGGTATTCCGATTGGAGAGACAAACGACGGTTATGACTGGTTCGATGTTCTTTCAAAATCAAGGTCAAGTGATGTCGCAACAATTACCACAGACGGAACACACGGGATTCTGGTTGGTGACATTGTTGAGGTTATAGATGTAGACGCCTCTGGTGGGCCTTTTAGTGGTACATACACGGTAACCGCAGTTACAGCGGACACTTTCTCCTACGCAAACCCTGGTACGAATGTTCCTACCACCCCAGACGTAGGTCAAGTGCGAAGGTAAAAGTGCTCATTCATTTTTATTCAAATGGTAAAATTATCAAGTATCTGGAGGGCATATGGCTGGTCTCGGTGTAAAAATTTTCAGAAATGGTGAGGTGCTCTCGGACGACGAGCTCAATGGCTATTTCATGGACCAGGTTGTTGCCATCTTTGCAAATGCAACAGCCAGAAATAATGCCTTTGGAGACGGAATTACAAAACCCGCCCTCGCCCCGGGGAGATTCGTTTATCTAGTTAACGAACAAAAGGTTCAGTATTACAACGGAGTTGCATGGGTTGACTCAGAGCAGTTTGTTGTTGGCGATGGGACAATTACGACCGAAAAGTTGCAAACCCCCATAGTCGTCAACAGAGTTACCCTTACGCCCCCGGCGGTCGGGGCAACGATAACAGTTGCCGACACTAAAACGCTTACGGTGAGCAACACCGTTAGCTTCTCTGGCACAGATGGGTCTTCTGTAAACTTCGGTACTGGCGGTTCGATTTCTTATGCAACGAACCTCAGAGATTTGCAGCTTAAAACAATTATGGAGGTATCCGCATGAGTCTGGATGCAGTGAGATTTGGCCCCAAGGCAGTCCCAACTGGTAGCTGGTCATCTGATACGGCAACAGGGCGTTATTCGCCGACTGCCACGACCGGGGTAGTTAAGCAGGTTATTTTTTGTAATTCCGGCTCTGCTACAACTGTTACTTTTGGCGTTTCGACTACTGGGTCAGAAACTTCAGTAAACAGAATATTCAATGGTCAGTCAATAGCAGCAAACGAGACCATAACTTTCAATACAAATATTCGGATGGCTTCAACAGATAGGCTTTACTTTTACTGTGGAGCTGGCGGTACTGTCTCCGTAACAATCAATGCCTATGAGGAGTAATCGATGCCTGGCATTGAGCGCTACCCAGCGCAAAATACACTAGCGCAGTTTCTTGACTCAGCCGACCCGGTATATGGAACCGGGATGGATGGCAACGCCACCCTAGACGGGTCTAGCGCAGTTTTAAGCATGACCCCATCTGGGAACGTCTACTCAATGACTCGAGACATTCATTTTCAGAACTTGTCTATTAACTCTGGAGTACGACTAGCGCCAAACGGATACAGAATATTCGTAAAGGGAACTCTCAGTTTTGGCTCTAGCTCGGTAATTGGTTTTACTACTGGGTTTTCAACCGCTGGCTCCATACAGCAGGGTGGTGCAGCGTCTACATCGGTTACCCATAGCCTTGGTGGTTCAGCTTCTGGATTTACCGCTACTCCACCTACCGCAGCATTAGGCGGCACTGAATATTTTAGAGTTCCACATCAGGCGATAACTGGTTATTCTATCACCGCATCTGGGGGTGGCCCAACATACCTTAGGGGCGGCGCTGGTGGGAACAGCCAGCCGGGTGGTGGAGTTGTGGTAGTTTCTGCTCGATACATAGGTGGACCATCATCAGGAACTGCATCGTTTAGGGCTCCAGGAACAGCACCTGCCGGTGGAGGAGTCATATTAATTGTTTCAAGTGGGGTTTCACTTCCATCTGGAGTGGCTACGGATGTAGCTGGTCAAAACGCTGGGACAGTTTTTTACATGCAGGTCATATAACATGGGTTCGCTCGTAAGATTTCCAGATAAAACCTTTAAACAAAGAATTGGCAACGATTCTGTCTATGGAAGTGGCGTGGATGGAAACGTTGTTATTTCAGCCAACACCTCGCTATCTAGGGACATGCACTATAACAATCTAACAATAAATTCTGGGGTTCATCTAAACACGAATGGGTTCAGGGTTTTTGTGAAAAGTGCACTGACGATAAATGGTTCCATAGGTGTGAAAAGCAATACAACTGTTACTTCCGGTACTGTATCTGGGAATACACCATCTTCTACTGCGGTAATTTACTCAATAGGCGGAGCTGGTCCTGGAACAACAGCAACACAAATACCCGCATCTATTTTAAATGATGTGCAATCTGCTGTATCTGGCTCATACCGGGAGTCTTCTGGGATTTTGAGGCAGCTTTCTGGCGGTTCCGGAGGAACATCTGGAACAAATGGAACACTAACACCCGGTACAGATTCCCCTGCAACATGGCCCGGTTCTGCCGGTACAGGCGGTAGTCCTGGACAGTATCCACCAGATGCAAACAACCATGGTGTTCCTGGTGGAAAAGGCTCGGATGCAACGCCAGGGACAAGAGGCGCTTTGGCTTCGCCGGGTACAGCGGGGGTTGGCGGAGCAGGAGGTTTTGGTGGACCTGTTGTAATAGTCGCGGCAAAGACTGTCGCTGGAAGTGGAACAATTTTTAGTCAAGGAAGGAATGGAATTGATAAAACACCGGCAATAGCGCCAGGGCCAATGCATGGAGGCTCGCCTGGTTCGGGAGGCTCTTCTCCAGCCGCTAAGACTGGACACGCTGTTGCCTTTTATACATACCATCACACTAGGCCAGCGCACCACAGTGGACAGGACCACCACACAACCCCACTGCCGCATTCACATGCTGGCGCGCGTACGGCTGGTTTTCCAGACCCAACGAATGGCTCATTTATCATGAGTCATGCCAGCTCTGCGTCTCAAAGATATGTGTATGAAGAGCATTACTCAGCATCAATAGGTGGTATTCCGACTTTTGCGGCAGCAACCCACCATGACCATGGGATACTAAATAACTTTGTTCCGTTCGCCGGTGATTTTACTTCTATAAATGGGGTAAACCATAATCACTTTTCCTCTCCTTCATCTACCGGTGGAGCTCCAGCGGGTAATTATGCGCACATGCAACTTGATAACCCTGTTCATTATCATCACAACGCCAACGTGAACCATACTGGGGCAAATAACAGCGGTCAAGGCGGGTTCTCCGGCGGCATACAATACGTTACCGGCCAGTACACCGTACACCATAGAGCGCCCCGAGCCCATGATGTAAATGTACACAGACATGCTGGACCAGTTCTAAACGTAGGGCACTATTCCTTCGATTGGCCTGGTGGTGCTGCAGGGGTAGCTGGATTGGCCGGACCAGCGGGAACTGCTGGCTCAGTAACAGAAGGAACTAATGGCAATCCTGGGGGCGGAGGAGGAGTAATATTGGTTACCGAGACATCCCCACCTTCCGGGATATCAATTGACACCTCTGGTGGTACATCAAGCTTACCGATTCCCCCGTGGAGCATAGCTGGCACTCCAGGAATGCAGATAATTGTTCTTAATAATTAGGAGAAGAAATGAAACTTGAAATTTCAAACATACAGAAAATGGCTTCGCTTTCTGCTGCTAAGTCACAAATAGCGACAGAGTTGTTCAGACTGCTGGCCATCAATGGGATAGACCCTGATGATATAGATATTTCCAACCCATTTGAAAACTCAATTTTGGCATCACTTAAAGATGACGAAAAGAATCCCAGTAAATCAATCGAGGTGTCACGAATTGAAGAACTGTGCAATGCTTACGCCATGTTGCAAGGCAAGATAGACTCTCTTTCGTGACAAGAGAAAATCGCGGTAAAAAAGCCTCTCCTTTAGACTTTTTCAGGAAGTCGACCAAATACGCATCCGATGAAGAAGCGCGTAATAGGTACTCAATATGTACCGAATGCCCTCATTTTATTGAAGCGACAAACCAGTGTCGTAAGTGTGGTTGTTTTATGAACCTCAAGGTGCGTCTACAGCACGCCGAGTGCCCAGTCGGGCATTGGTGATTTATAGGCCAGATATTCTGTCTGATGTCTGAACATCTGATTTAAATGTTTCAATCAGACCATAAAACGAAAAATCCGTGGTTGTACGGTTGGGCTTCTTTGTAAAGTTTTTCTTCCTGTAATGTCATTACATTTCCTCAAGCATCTGCTCAAGAGATTTGAATTTATTGGCTTTAAAGTGGCTGTCAAGCCAATCAATCATTTCGTTAGAAAACTGAGGGAACCCCCATACGAGCTCTCTATAGTTTTCATCGCCCTTGAGAAATCTAGATAAATGCATATCGGGCATATTATCTATTTCCTCATACACCCATTCTGGGGTGCCCATGTAATCAAATGCAGCTTTGGAAATCTGTGCAACGGGGTGGTCAGAATTGAAGGGGTCATCCAGAAGGATGGACCATTCTCTCATGTTTTTGAAAAGCTCTGGAAGAGTTCTGCCAACCCACATCGCTGACGGGGAGTCGTCCTGTTCCAAATAGAAAGAGTCTCTCGATTCACCATAGACGACTGGGTGTTCTGTGTATTCCAGATACACAATAGAAAACAGCCCTTTTACATCCATTACCCACCGCACTACTTTTAGATTCTCTGTCTTTAGTGAGGTGCCGGAAAATGGTGACTTCTTTCCGAGTAGGTTTACTTCGCTTTCATATTTTGTGCCAACAACCGGGGAGTCCGAGCTATAGCAAAGATTCTCGCAACGCCCAGTTCTGGGAACATTTAGACCTTCAACAACAAAAAAGCTTTTCATTAACTGAAAAACGCCATTGTAACCAGGCGGCTCCGTTGCCGGTGGTCTAAAAATTACCTCATTTGGTAGCGTTAGATACTGGGGCCATACCATAATCCGGGCCCTACATTGTCGCTAGTTTTGCTGTAACCGCTACTAGATTCTTACAATGGGTTTCAATTATTTGGTACGTCATCATGCTCACGGGCACGGGATTGATTACCCCCTGAGCGGTAAACGTCTCTGGGTCAATCTCTTCCGGGTCTACGCCCGTTTTCAGGCACAGGAAATAAATCTCCCTTTCAAGGAGTGACTTAACCTCCCCAAGTGCAGCCTTTTTATCTTCCGCAGATAGAAACTGTTCTATACCCATTTTTACTCCTTTAGAGCAAGTAGTGCTTTTAGATGGTCAATCACTGGTTCAGCGGTTTGCTCAACCTTGAGGTCCCATATTTTTTTGTTGACTGCCTGCCTAATACCAAGCATGTCAATTATACGCGAGGAGGCGTCAGCGCTGATGAGCCCCTGGCCCTGAGCTACATGCCAGAAATGGGGTTCATGGAATAACTCATATTGCCCCTTCTTCATGTCCCCCTCTGTCGGTGGTCTCACTGCCCAAAGCTCCAGAAGTTCGACCAGATATTCCGGCCTATCCAGCCCCTGGGCGAATCTCCAAAATTCCGTATCTCCCCTATCTGAGAGATAGTGAAGAGAAATCATGGACACGAGATTCTCCATCATTTCATTCATCCGCGCGTTGTAGTTTTTTGCCAAAACCGGGCTTCCGTTGTATCCAGCCAAATACCTAACTGCCGCCACAGATTGCATCACTGTTGAACCTATGGAGGTTGCTTCGAGTGGCTCGACAAAACTTGAACATAGTCCTGCTGAAATGACGTTCTTCACCCATTGCTCCTCAAGACAACCTGGGTCTATTGAGAACTTTCTTGCTGGTTCAACCTCGAAGCCGACCTGAGTAGACGCCTCATTAACAGCCTCTTCTTCAGAAATAAATTCAGAGCAGTACACATAACCGTTGCCACGTCTCTCTTGTGTGGGAATTTCCCACATCCACCCAGATGATTTTGCTATAGCCCTAGTGAAGGGGTTTATTTTTCTGTCTTCTGGCAAAGCTGAAGGAAATGCGATTGCCGCATTCATAGGGAGGAATTTAGAATATGACTTCCATTTATTTGCGCCGACGGCCGACATCAGCACTCTTTTGAAACCCGTTGCGTCAATAAATATGTCAGCACTGACAGCTTTATTATTGTCTAGGTGAAGGGACTTTATTCGTCCGTTTTCCACATCAATTTCCACATTTTTTATCTCAGCCTCTACAAGTTTTATATTCCTTTGAATACACAGCTTTTCGAAGTATTTATTGAGCTTGAAAGTGTCAAAGTGAAACTGATTTGTCCTGTTGTGTGGGTCTTTCGAGTGGACGGAATGCTCTATAAGACCTCTATAAGAAATTGAATTAGTTAGAAGTTTTCTGTTTTCATTAAGACCCGAGTACAGCCCCATTAGCCCAAACTGGTTTAGATACTCGTTGCCGCTAATACTGTGAAAATAATCAGGGGTGTGATTTGTCCACCCTTCGAACCTAATTCCTAGTTTGTGTGTAGCTGAAGTCTCTACAATCATCTCCCCTAATGGGATTTCACACATATTCATAAACATTTTCCAGTGTTCAGTCGAGCCCTCACCGACGCCAACTATGCCTATTTCTGGAGAGTAGACCTTTATGATTTCACATGACGGAAATGCCTGCCTAAGCATCAAGGCGAATATGTTCCCAGCCGTTCCTGAACCAGCAACACATATTGTTTTAATCATCTTCTCAGGATTCTTTCAATAAGCGACTTGTCTTCTTTTTCCACAGAATCATCGGCTCGCGCCAACTCCCTGCGGTACGAAATTCTTCTGTCAAAATCGCCCAAGTAGTGCTGGCCAACACCTCTTCCGTTTACAAATCTCCACATGCTTTCGTTGCCCTTGATTATTTCGGAGGTATTGTCGCTCCTCTTAAATGGAATCAACTGATACATGGGGGTCCCTATCGGTATAGTGAACTCATTTTTAGTATGTATATTGAGAACAATATTTATTGCGTGGTAGTAGTCGGTATGAACAACTCCCGGCAAAACTGAATAGTTGGGATTTTGCTCAAATAGGGTCGGAAGGATTAGTGTGGAATACCCTGGTGCAGTTTTAAACATCCAGGGCGTAACCAGCTTGGGAAAGTCGCCTTCAGGTATTTCTCTGTTTTTTGCAAACGGACACCCCTCCGTTGAGGAGTACGGGAACCATTCGGTTCTAAACTCTGGCCTCATTTCTGGTGCGCCCATTTGGTCCAGCTTGAGCTCGAAACTTTTGTTGTTCGCTGTCGGTCTTACGTGAACATTTGTCCATAGCGAAAATGTGACGCCCAGAGACAGGTAGTCAATAGTTCCATGGCACCTCCGGAGAGAGCCTTTCCCCTTTTCTAGATTTTTCCACCACTCTGGCTTGTTGTTTCTATTCGTAAATGGAGGCACTTCCCACAGTAGGTTTGTATGCGGAATTATAAGCATTTCGTTTTTTTTCACTCTCGGAATATCCGAAGTGAAATTTGCAATCTTGTACTTTACTTTTCTCACTGGAACCACGTCACCAAGGAATACTTGGTGCCTTTCGTTACTGGGTGTGCAGCATGTTGGTATGGATATGCCGAACTAAAGAGGATTACAGAGCCGGCCTCTGGCTGAATTTCTACATTAAATAATGGGAACTCCAATTTTCCGCCCTCATATCCGTCGTTAAAGTACCCAACCATACTCATGACTCTTCCGTTCTCTGGGGACGAGTCTGTATGTATATGGTATTCAGCGCTATTCTCATACCTCAAAACACTAAATGGCTCGTGACGAGAAATAAATAATTCATACTGGTTTCTGTAGTCCCAGACGCACTTATCTATTTCACTGTATATTTTATGAAACCCATCTTTTATGTGGTTTAACTCCGGTATGTCCTCTTCGGTCATAATCGGTAGCAAGGACATTTCCATTGACGAGCGGTACTCATTTACAGATGTATTACCAGCCTGCCCGGTAGATGACCTCGCCCACTCCATCCGAGGCCACGATTTATCGGCCTCCTCTTCAAGCATTTCTATTAATGGATAAGCGTCATATACCTCTGTGTAATAGTTGATGCATGGCGCTAAAACTTCTATCTTCACTCCGTCACCTCAAATGTGTAATTTTTGACATATTCTTCCCCGGCAACAACAATACTCACATCATGTATGCCTGCCGAAGAAAATCTATGCGAATACTTTGCTATATGGGACTCTAGATAAAAAGGCTGTATTTTTATTTCTTCTGAAAAATTATGCCCATACCTGACTTTCAGTATCGGAGTATTGCCATCTTTCTTAAAATCAATGTAATCACACGTATACCCAAAAGCCTGCATCAGTCCAATCGGAAGGGTCGGCGATGAAATATTAAAAATGTGAATTGTGGGGATGTGGACAATGCATACCCTGGTTTCGTCAAAATCTATATTTTCCATAGATTCCGACCGTCCAATAGTTATAGACAGGCTATTTTTTTCAGCTAAAGATTGCGCCTCTTCAAGGAACTCCTCAGAAGGGCAGTAAACCGAACGAATCACTCGGCTAGATTATCAAACTTCCCTTTAGCCAAGACGTATCCCTCGCATACCTGCTTAATTCTACGAATTGCATAGAAGTTATGCTCGTGAGGAGTAGACGCCGCTATTGCTGGGTCGGAATCTGGATTTTCGATGTCCAGCGTCTCTGGGTCAATGCCATTCTGGATGCACAGCGTAAACAGCTCCTGCTTGAGCGAGTCCATCATGGCGACGGAGCGATTGATGGTAACCAATGTTTACTGCCCTGTGTCGTCTCCGCTGGCAGTTGTTTCGTTTTGTGATTTGATTGCTGCTGTGAGGCGCGCTGATAACACCACGTTTTCGAGCGTTAGTGTTTGGATGCGCCTGACGAGTTCGTCGATAAGTGTTTGCGGGTCGAGCTGTTCTTCCATTTTGTCATCACTCCTTGTTGCGGAAACTCTTTACAACTATTGTGCCCTCGAGGGGTGTACTTATACGCTCGAGACAATAGCACATAATTGGTCGGGGGTGTTGTTGTAGGTGCTAGTGCAAACCGAAATGGTCACGTAGGACCGACGTCCTCAAGCCACACACCACCTATTGCCAAACTTCCAAAATAGGCGGTTCCAGCCCCCGAGTTGTACGACGCCCTAAGTTGTATGCGTTTTGATGACGTAGTGGTATTTGGGTAAATCCACGATGTACCAATTTGGTACGAGTTAGAAAATGCCAACGTCCCCGTAAACACAGTGTTGACGTAAACATATAGAAACCATGTAACGGCAGCAGAATGGAATACGTCAAAAGACCAGTTCAATTTGTAATTTCTTCCACCGACCAAATTCAAGGTTTGGTCATACAAGTCAACTGTTGGAGATGCCGAACTAACAGTTTTAGTGTTGCTTGCCCAATTAGCCACCGTGCCAATCAGACCTGCCGCTGGGCGTAACGCAGCCGTGTTATCCGCAGACTGGCTGAGGTAGTCCCACGCTGAACCGTCCCACACACGCAGATAACCCGTGTCAGTCTCGTAGATAATCTGCCCCGTAAACGGGTTGCTCGGCCTAGTAGACGACGTACAGACCCCCGGTCTTAGTCCTGTAGCGTTAGATGAAATGGTCATAGTGGGCGCACCAACATTCCAGTAAAACTATTAAAAGTATTTCCACCACGCCAGTACGCCGCACCTTGTGCTGTGTTTGTCCCAACAGTTGGTGGCCCCACTACTTCTCCAGCGTTCAAAACTGTGGAAAGTGTTCCTTGTCCACTAGTATTATAATTTTCATTACTAGTTCCCGAAACGACCATAAACTCAACGTTAATGTTGCCAGTCATATTAACGAAAAGGAAATCAGTACTGGCAGAGATTCCCATTGCGTGCAAAACAATAGAAAAAGAATAGACACCATAAACTGGAGCAGTAAAAACTCCAGTAGTTGCATTAAAGTTGCTTCCTAGGTCATATCTTTCTGTATATGGGTATAAAACGTTTGTTGATGTTCCGCTACTACAAATTTGTATATTGCTTGGGTTATACGCCGAAAATGCACATTGACCAGCCCAATTTTGAGTAACCCATAAAGAACCAGTCCACAACAATGTTTTGCTTGTATCTGTTTCGTAAATAAACTGACCCTCATAAGGACTAGCAGGACGAGTAGTACTAGTACATACTCCTGGTTTAGCAATGGCAGAGGACGCTATGTAATTGTTAATCGGCATCAGGGGCCTCCCACGGTTCGGGTGTGTTGCCAGCGGCGAGCCATTCTTGGTATTCTAAATCCTCATTTGGGACGCCAAGCCATGTAATTATTCCGTCATCATCAAGACGAGCAACACTAATACCGCACAAAGGGTCAGAATTGGTTATAAAATACTTTTTCATAATTCCGCACTCGCTGACCATGCTCCGTTAGAAACAGTGATAGTTGTAATAGATGTAGCGTAAACCAATACAGATATTTCATTACGAGTTCCAACTACTACAGAATACGAGTTATTTATTGAACCAGAACTGTTGTATACACTCCATGTGTTAGGTGTTGATGTCTCGGCATTATAGAGTGTGATGTCAGGAGTTCTACGCATCCTTACTGGAAATTTAATTGCTGCTGAATAAGAATTGCCAACAGTTGGTGCCCATACAACAAGATTATTTCCTGTATTATCACCAGTACCATTCCCATTTACGGGCGCTGTTTCTAATTGAAATGATTTGCTAAAGTAGCGTTGGCATAAAGAAACTTCAACAGCAAAAGGGCGTTGTTCAAACGGGGTCGGCTGATAGTTCTGCTCAACCTGCACACCCCAAATATCAAAAGTCGCAGACTGGATGCCAAGCGAATTATTCAGCGAGTTGTAATCAGAGCCACTCGAAAACCAAAAACGGCAAGCAAGAAAATTGTTGGTCCCAATTGTTTTGCTACTAATAGATGACACGTTGATAAGTGCCGTAAACCGCTGCCACGAAGTTGTCAACGCAAACTTCTGCGCACCGATACCGCCAACAGTTGCCGAACCACCCGACCCAAACTCCTGGTACAAGTCAAGACCAAGGTTGGCTGTTCCGCTTGTCACCTTCGCCCAAAAAGAAACCGTAACAGGCTGGCCCGCACACGTTCTGACATCCTCAATTTTTTGCGTCAACACAACAAGCGAAGATGTGCCAGAACCACCGGTTACAGCATTGCGAATGTGATAAGCCGGTTCTTGGTTAGAGATTGGGTTGCCAGCGGTAAAGGCAACCTGGCTAACAGTTTGCGCTGTCCCAGTTCCCGTCAAATTCATCACCCAGCGGTCTGCCGTATATGCGCCGTTTGTCGTGAACGACGACGTACCACGTTGCCAGATATCAAACCCGCCGTTGATGATTTTGTTACGAAACCCGAGGCCAGCAGGCAGCAACGCAGACGAACCTAAAGCAGATGATATAGGCATTAGACTTCTTTCACCCAACCATTAACAATGATATTCACACCAGCACGGTCGGCATATCCATAAAACTGGTCGCCAGTTACCATCACAATTCCCGTATCAAGAACCAGGGTGTCAGAGGCGGCAATAGGGAGCGCCCACATGAAGTAGTGGCTGTTTGCAATGGAGACACCGTTTGGGGCTAGGGCAAGGTACACAAGCGCGTCTGTTCCCGTTCTATTACATAGGGCAATTTGCTTTACAACCCAAACACGGCTCGCAGCGACGGCGTTGCTCGGGTTGCCATTGATGAGTCCAGGTGTTGTCGGTAGTTCTACTGGACCTAGTACTCGTGTTTCTGTTCTGTCCCCGGTAGCCATTTACATCATCTCCATAAGAACTATTGCGCCAGCCTGATTGTTGGCTATAAAAGCGTCTGGACCTAGTTTAGCCGCTGTGACGTTGCTATTAGCAATTTTTGCCGTCGTGACCGCACTGTCAGCCAAGCCCGAGATAACCATTCCGCCGGCGTTTTCTACGCCAGACATAGTGATATTCACACCAGATGCACCAGCAAGAGCAGAAATGAAGTCACCAGATGTCAAGATTTGCGAGACATCTAGAATAATTGTTTCATTAGACGCGATTGACACGCTATTGAATATTCTATTTGACGTTTGAACGGAACCACCAGATGGAACTAGGGATATTGAAAACGTTGTCGAAGACGCCCCAGTGTTAGTCATCACAATTTGTTTAAGAATAGTAGTCGTCGTCTGACTCGTCGGACAGGTGTAAATGGTCGTATCAGTATTAGCTGTCAATGCAAGCGGACTAGCAACACCACTATTAAACAGTCTTTTCTCAGTGAAAGCCATTACTACTCCTTGTGCTCACCCCTGGGCGGAGTCCTCGATTTACGCTAGACGCACTCATGCTGGCTCCTAGTTCCCGTATCCGTAAACGCGGATATAGTAGCACCCCTGCCGACCCGTTCCATCGCGGACGGAGCGGAGAACGAACTAATCGGCATCAGGGGCCTCCCACGGTTCGGGTGTGTTGCCTTCAGCAACCCACTGCTGGTAATACACATTGGCTTCCCCATCAGGAAGCCAGCAATCCAAACCGTCATCGTTCTTGTAGCACACAAGGCGTTTCACATTTCCCAAAAATTCAACATCGTTGTAAAAATACATCATCCAAAATACTCCGAATTGAAATACATAATTCCAGCAGCGGTAGCAATCCACCCACCTACACCATGGGTGCGAGCGTTTAAAACAGAAAAATACACTGTAGATGTTTGTGGCGTGCCAGAATACTGAGCCGCTGTCGTCACTGGGTTCCCTTGCGATATTGCATAGGCGTTGTAAACCCCGTTAGCCAGGGCAAAAACCGGCCCTTTCCTCATCTGCACTGGATGCTGGATGACGCACCACAACTGCGTAGTGGAGTAGTAATGTCCTTGACACAACCCATCGTCGAAGCCCCAACCTCGCAACTCGTAGTAATACCTTTGGCACAGTTGCAACTCCAAAGCGTGTGGCCTGATTTCTAGAGGTGTGGCCTGAACGTTTGGTTCGGCTTGTATTCCCCAAATTTGAAAAGTGCTGTTCTGTATCCCCATAGAATTTATTCTTGCTGAGTAGTCGCTCCCACCTGAAAGCCAAAATTGAACTATCAGTGCATCGTCAACTGACCCTACAGTTTTCCCGCTAATAGAGGGGACTGCAACAGTCAATGAGTATCGTGACCATGTTGTTGACAAAGTCACAATTCCTCCATTTGTATTTACAGTGTTAGAAGGTGAACCTCCTGTCCCAAAGTATTGAGCTAACTCAAGAGAAATTTTCGGCGTGCCAGATGTTGCTCTTGCATAAAAAGACACAGTAACCGTCTGTCCAGCGAACGTCCTAACGCCTTCAATATATTGGTGCAAAACAGAATAATGACTTGCCGATGATTGACCGGAAACTGCTAATTGAGCAAAGTTTGCTGGTTCAAAACCAGATATTTCATTTCCCAGAGTAAACGCCTGAGTGCTATATGTGGTGGAGCCTCCGGCGCACTCAAGTCTCCAACGGTCATGGAGATACCCCGTGGTGGAGCGTGACAACAATTGCCGTTGGTTGATTTTAAAATCACCGTTGATGATGTTGTTACGCATCCCACTTAATGGCACATCTGTGCTAAGTTTTGCTTGTGTAACAGCATTATTAGCTATGTCAGCTGTCTGTACAGAGCCATCAAGAATAGTCTTAACACCCTGTGTTCCTAAATCTGATATTCGTCTAATACCGGTCATATTTATCCATTATAACTAATGTCGGAGTTGGCTTCATCCATTGGAATCCACCACGTTGCCTCAACAAGCACTACGGATTGCGAACCACTAATTGGGTCTGTCGAAATCCTGTACATCACAACTCCGCTGAAACCGCTAAGCGTGCAGCGGCGTTTCTGGTATAAAACATTCCCGATGCACCAGCTGTACTGGTTGAGCCAACTATTACTCCATACACCCTAAATCTATCTGCCGAAGCAAAATCCGAGTTAGGAATAGCGTTAATGCTATGTTCAAAATTGTTTACGTATACGCCAAAATATTGAGCTCCACCAACCGTTGTTGCTAAATCAATAGTCGCCGCCGAGCGCATGGGGACAGGTAGGTTAATTATAGATTCCCATGCAGTTGTAGATGCCATATAAGCATGTGCAATTGATTTGCTATTTCCAGACACAATCATTTGATAATACCGCTGGCAGAGTGCTAGTTCAACACCGATAGGGCGTTGCTCAAACGGGGTCGGCTGAGTGCCTTGCTCCAATTGGACACCCTCAAACTGGAACCACTCATCTGCACCCGCTGTACCAGAAGGTGTCCACTTAAACCAAAGAGCCAACTGGGTATAGGTGCTGTCCACAGCAAACGTGTAGATGTACCTCGTCATAGTTGTGGTCGGCGTAACAGTCTGCGACAGCAAATTTGCCCCGCTCGTAAAGCCCGTTGAGAATAATGCACCAGATGTTTGGTCTGTCCCTTTCCCGCCGTAGACAACGGCATCAAATGTTGAAGGGGCATTGGCCCCCTTTTTTACATAGAAAGACAACGTAACTTGCTTTCCGGCACACGCTTTTGACGTAACGCTTTCTAGCGTTTGCCCGAAATAAATTGTGCCAGTTCCTGTCTGGAGAGATTTTCGTTGGACACGGCAACCGTAGTTGAAGTTTGTTGTATCGGCAGGTTTACGCTCGACAATCAAAGTGCTTGCTGTTGCTAATTGGGCTGTCCACCAACGGTCTGGGGCTTTCCATTCGGCGGTTGATAGGGATGCCGAATACTCGCTGCTAGTGGTGCGTTGCCAAACATCAAACCCGCCGTTTATCAGCACATTCCTCATTCCACTTAACGGAACATCTGTGCTAAGTTTTGCTTGTGTAATAGCATTATTAGCAATTTTGGCTGTTGTAACAGCATCTGCTGCTAACTTATCTGTTGTGACAGAAGCATTTGATAATTTAGGGGTTGTTATTGCATTGTCCGCAATGTATGTCTCTGTCGGTTCTAGCGGACCATCATTCTCGACACCAGAAATTGTCAGATTCAAAGTTGTGTTTGCCGAAGCAGAAGCATAAAGAGTCTCAGTAGTCTCCAAAACTTGCGACAAATTAATCAGAAGGGAATCGTTAGCGGCAACAGTAACCGCATTAAACAACGCAGTACTAGCCCCAATGCGCAAAGTAAACGTGGCAGAACTACCAGTCGTATTCGCGACTACAACCTGCTTCACGATTGATGTCTTGCTCGCAGGCACTGTATACACAAGCGTTGAACTTGTTGTCAGTGCAAGCGGCCCAACTAAGCGTTTATGTTGAAACGGCATAACTACCTCATCACCTAAATCGACTCTTCAGGCTTCGGGATACGAGTCTTGATTTCTTTAATTGTCTCACGCCATGCATCAATACCGCCATGGTAAATGAGGTCTAGTTGGTCGGCAATAGAAGGGTATGCCGCGAGGCGCTCTCGAACCCATGCGCGCGCATCGTATTCCTCTTTAAGGATGACCATGCGCGCTTCAACATCTGCCCAATCTGGTTTAGTTTGAACTTCATCTTTCCAAACAAGTGAATCAAAATCAGGGCGCGGCAATTCCCATGTCGCGTTGGGGCGCAAATCCCAAATTGCTTGCGCCATCATGCTAAGTTCATGCAGTTCTTCTTGTGTAAACATGTTATGCCTTGATGATATAGTTGAGAACCATTGTTGGTTGCACGTTGTTGTGGGCAGAGTTGCTGCCTGTGTTTTGGTTGGTTGCAGTTTGTGCTTGGTTTGTCGCAGTTTGACCTGCATTACTAAGACCTACGGATAGGTTTGCGGAGTTTCCTCCAGTGTCTCCATAAACAGGGGTATTGTGGTTAAAGTTCTGGCCAACTACCAAACCACCACCCACAATTGAGTATGTAGAAGGGTTGGCATACACACCTCCTGCAATGTAAGCAATTCTGCCAGCATCGCTGTTGGTCGCACCAACTGCTGCATGGAGTGAGCCGTGACTAGGATGGGTGTGGTTACTGGACGCAAAAACCGTGCTTCCAGTCAAAGCGTTCGCGTGCGTGTGCTCGTTTTGAGTGTGATTATGAGAATTCTGAACGTGCGTGTGACTAGCCAATTGGGCTTCTGTCAAAACGTGCGTTTCTGCGCCACCAACGCGCCCAAGCGCATCAGCACCACTTGAAATTGTTGCAGACGACAGCCGCGATGCTGCCGAGCCGCCCATGTTGTCAACACCCGCGATTGTACGCCCACGTAAGTCTGGAAGACGGAAATCAGTACCCGCTTCCTCTCCTATATTGTACGTTGTGCCAAGCGCGGAGAAAAGCCGCGAATATGTAGTCCTGCTAACTGTTTGACCTGCACAAAGCAGCCACCCGCTTGGTGCAGAAGAGCCAGCGTATGGGGAAATCATTCCAGCAGGCAGAAATGCTTCGACTAGAGCGTTAGCAAACGCGGTAGTGGCGATTTGCGCACTGTTATCACCAGTGATTGGGTTGGGGGCAGTAGGCGTGCCTGTGAGAGCAGGCGAATTCAAAGGTGCTTTGTCTGCTAACGCATTTGTTACTGTTGTCGCAAAGTTTGCGTCATCACCAAGAGCTGCGGCAAGTTCATTCAGAGTGTCGAGAGCAGATGGAGCGGCGTCGACAAGATTAGACAACTCAGTTCGCACGAATTCGGTAGTCGCCACCTGCGTCGTGTTCGTTCCAGCAGCCGCTGTTGGTGCGGTCGGTGTTCCTGTCAGTGAAGCAGAAACAAACGATGGAGCAACCGTTGCGGTCATTTGTCCTGTCGAATGAACGGTGATTAAAGTTGAACCAGAGTGGTCTTTTAGTTCAAGTAGGGGCGCAGACGAGCCAGCGACCTGTTGAATTACAACAGAGTCGTCAGCCACCCTGAATTCGGGTGCAGTGTCAAACCTTTGACGCGCCATCTACTTTCCTACTCCCCCACCACGGTGACTCGAGACAATAACACATAATTGGTCGCAGTTGTTGTTGTAGGTGCTGGTGCAAACCGAAATCATAATTATCCACGGTAATACACCCTAAAAACTGCGGCGCCCAGATGGACTCCGTTACCCAACTGCGCTCTTATACGGATTTGATAAGGCTCGTGGATACCACCCCAGTGACCTAAAGCCCAGCCGAAAAGCCAAACAATATTATTATCAAAATTGCTAATTGGGGTTATGCTAACAAAATTAAACATATCAACCCCAGGTGGAAGATTAATAAGATAATCAGCAGCACTAGCGGTCAGTACTTGACTAACCTCTGCAAATCTAAGATTAACCAGAGTATTACCATTCAACTGATAAGAAGAAGTAATATTTAACGTGCTAACCGTTGTTGTTCCGCTCAAAGTTGGGCTTGCTGTATTAGCCTTAGAGTTCAGTTGCGTTTGTATTGAACTTGTTGCCCCATCAAGATACTGCAATTCCGTGCTTGAAACTGCGCCGATAGATGTATTGCTTGGTAAAACAACAGTGCCAGTAAATGTAGGACTCGCTAGCGGTGCTTTTAGTCCAAGAGCAGTTGTTATTGTGGAAGAAAAATTTGCGTCGTCACCAAGCGCAGCGGCAAGTTCATTCAGGGTATCGAGAGCAGACGGAGCAGCATCAACAAGATTGGACAACTCAGTACGCACGAACGCTGTAGTTGCAATTTGGGTTGTATTAGTTCCCGCTGTCGCTGTTGGCGCAGTTGGCGTACCCGTCAGCGCAGGGCTAGTAAGATTTGCGCCAGTCATCGCGCCAGTAGACGTGATTGACATTAAGGATGAGCCAGTATGGTCTTTAACGTCAAGCAAAGATGCGCTAGAACCAGCCGCCTGTTGAATAACAACAGAATCGTCTTTGACAACAAACTTTGGTGCATGGTCGAAGCGCTTGTTAGCCATTAGTTGGTCTCCATATTCATCATGACCATCATGTCATACAGCTGGTTTTGTTGGTTAGCAGCCTCGTTCAAGATGACCCATTTTTCGCCGTCATAGCGCCATGTGCGGTTTCCAACAGTATAAAAATCATTAGTAGTTGGTGAGTTTGGAAAATCAATCGGCATGGGGGGCCTCCCACGGTTCAGGTGTGTTGCCTTCAGCAAGCCATGTCAGATACGCCTGATAGTCCATGTTTGCCTCATCGCAAGGTATCCACGCACCATCTGTTGTGCGAAAAACAACAATGTGTGCTTCGTTTTGTTTGATTCGGTAAGTCATAGTTCTGCCGATGCGGTGAATCCGTACATCACGCCGTTGCTTGACCAAAACGCATTGAAACCATCTTTGAAAGTTCTATCAACGCCAAGAAAAGTGCCAAAAGTATAAACTGTGATAGTGGGTGTGGCTCTCTTAGTCACCTTGAAAGGCACATTGAGGAACCAAGTTGTGCTTGCGATATAGAGGGAATTGACGAACAGGTAATCGCCAGATGCGGCTAGGGTTCCTTGTGCTTCAAAGTATCGCTGGCAGAGTGCTAGTTCCTCTCCGAATGACTTATGCTCAAACGGTGCTGCTACTGGCCCAACATTTAATTGAACACCAGTAATCTGCCAATAGTTGACAGAAGCATTTTGCCCCGAAGCGAGGTTGACCTGTCCTACTGCACGATTTCCGGTTGATGCAGAAGCCCATGACGATTGCAAACTGCCACTTTGCCAACTCGCACCCGTACCAAGATAAAACATCATAGTCATTGACCCGTTTGCGTCGTTATCAAAAGCACCAGTTGTATCCGCAGCAAACGTCAGTGTTTTAAATTCCCAAGTATTTGCGGCATTTACCGTGTATGCCTTGCTCGTTTGGCGAGTGTTGTCAATGTCATACAACTCACAAATGTATGTCCCAGTAAGGCCCGACTTAACCCAAAATGAAACGGTTAGTTGTTGCGCAGACGACGTTCCTTTGCAAATGGACTGCAAATCCTGACCTTCAAGTTTTTGTTGAATTAGCATTACGTCTGTACTAGAGGGAAACGCATCTTGAGTCGTGCAAGTCATTTTGAGTGATTTGCGAAAACCAGAACCAGTCGGGAAATCATCAGAAGCAGAAGCAACTTCTTGAGTCCATGTACCAAGAGAACTTGCGCCAACAGCCCATCTGTCTGCTGTTAAATAATTACTCCCTGAGCTAATAAAAGTAGCCGAGTTTCCTCGTTGCGATACCTGCATCGCACCGTTATATAGTAAATTACGAGTATTCTGACTAACCCAACCAACACCAGAAGCCTGACTGGAATCGGAAACTAAATACTGCCCATTAGAACCTGCAGCAAGACGAACTAGAGTATCCGCAGCGCTACCAACAAGAAGGTCGCCCTTGGCGTCAATTACCGTATTTGTAGAGTCAGCTACCCACGCGACACCAGTCGAGGTAGAACTGTCTGCTGTTAGGCGTGTACCGTTTGAACCGACCGCAACGCGACCAATCGTTTGTGATGCTGTACCAACAAGTAAATCACCCTTGGCTTGTATCGACCCGATGATTTGGTCATAGACAGCACCTGGACCGATTTCTACCCAGAATGAGTCGTAATAAACATAGAGAGAGCCAGTATCTGATTCGTACCACATATCCCCCGCCGCTGGTGACGACGGTGCTGTGTCGGAGACTGTAACCCCACCCGAGCCAAGGTCTTTATATGTTGTTCCGTCGTTGGTGAATTGCCATTTATCTGTTGATTCATTCCAACGAAGGTCAACATTCGCTGAAGAACCGCGTTCAACTTCAATTCCGGCATTTTGAGAAGGTGCACCGGTCGCATTGTTGTTCAGAACAATGATGTTGTCATCAATTGTCAGTGTTTCAGTATTAATTGAAGTAGTTGTTCCAGAGACCGTAAGGTTACCAGAAACGGTCAAGTTTCCATTGACAGTAGTCGTTTTACCAGTTCGTCCAATATACACTGCTTCAGCGTCGTAATCGCCGATATAAATGTTTCCGTCAGTGGTTATTGACCCCGGAATGCCCCCGGAAAAGCCTCGACCGGCATCAATAAAAACGCTACCGCCTGTATTTGATGTCGAACTGTCAGCCCCCCACCCCCCAAGAATAGTTACACTGCCACCCTGTGCTGCGCCAGACCCATCTGAGGTGTTCGCTTCGCCACCAAAGATACCAACGTGTCCCCCAGTGACAGCACCAGCGTTAACCCTAAGTACTGGCCATATGTTAATTCCACCATTAGGTGGAGTTTCAAATGAAGCACGACCTATGTTAATTCCACCACTAGTTGTGTCAATTGTAGAGTCATCAGTAACGCCAACTCTTATATTGCCGAGAGTCGCTCCAGCAAAAGTAGGATTATCTGCAGTTCCAACGGCCTGACCAATTGCGATAGTTGGGCTAGAGCCTTCACCCGGGGTGTGTGTGACGGTGACGCCAGTACCGCCAGTTACATCTCCTACATAATTTCCTGTTGTGTCAGTTCCCAAGTCAATAGCATCGTTTACCCATGCGGTGCCATTCCATTTAAGGAATTGACCCGAAGCAGCCGACGTAATGGTTACGTCGCCAACATCATCGAGAGTATTGATTGTCGGGATTGCTGTTGGTAAAAACTTTGTGCCGTTAAAGCCAAGGAACTGACCGTTCGTCGCACCAGTTGTATCGACTTCAATCGAATCAACAAATAGTGTCGATGAGGACATTGAACCAGAGACCGTGACATTTGTTGGGAGACCAACGGTTACGCCACCAGTGCTACTCGATACTTCTACTTCGTTTGCTGTACCTTGGATAGTTGTTACGCCAGCCACACCAGCGGCTGCGTAAACAGATACACGGATTGAGTTACTCGATGGAGGTGTCTGAAACTTAGCAGTAATTGTGTTGGTACTTGTTGCCTCCCAGTTGATGTCAATGACTTCGTACGGGGATGAAGTATTCCGTGCCGACACGACAACATCGCGGGTTTGCATGTTGTGCGTAATGACATAGTCGACATTGGTTCCGTCGCCAATTGTTTGCGAGTATGCGCTTGGTCCAACGACACCGACACTCGCATAGATATTGACTCGTACTGCGTTACTTGAAGGCGCTACAGAGAAGTCAAGGGTGACCGTGTCTTCGGTTGTTGCTTCCCAGCGAACGTTAATGTTTTCATATGGCGAAGCATTGTTGCGGCATTGAACAAAAATGTCACGTGTCCCAAAATTATGAGTGAGCACAAACAGTGTCGTTGTGCCGTCACCAATGATTTCAGTGTGAGCGTTGTTATACCCTGCCTCTAGGTCGTTAACCCAGTTGGTACCGTTATACTTGAGAACATGCCCAACCTCGAGTGCGGTGATTGAAACGTCGTCCAGTTCGGAAAGGGTGAGCGAACCACTGACGCTAACCCACGTCGCCCCATTAAGAATGTAGAGAACTTCTGTATCCGAGTCAAACCACAGGTCCCCAGAGGATGCACCGGCGGGTTCTGTGGGAGAGATAACAACACTCGCACCAGAAGACACTTGCAGCCATTCACTGCCGCTTCTGTAATAGAAAACATCATTAGTTGTGTCAACAGCAATAGTGCCGTCAGGACTTGCAGCTGCTGGGACACCGTTTGTTGTAAATGTTGTTACTCCGCCAGCAGCGACAAAATTGTCATCGGATTTAAGAGTATTTGCGCTATCGCGATACAGATTAACGTCGCCAGTCGCAGAACCACTAGACCAGGTAATTCGGCCACCGGCATCAATTCTAATCCGTGCAACGCCGTCACTTACAACACGAGCAGAGAGCGCTTCGTCACTGGGAGATGAAAATTCAATTCCACGTAGTGGTGTGCCTACGAATCTTGTCATGAACCCAGCCTCAACTGATTTCTATTTGGGCACCCCTCGAGGTGCTATGTAAACCTTAGCCTGTTACAACAACCGTAAAAGCGTTTGATGCCGGAGCGGAAGAAAACGTCACAGTTACTGAATCTGTTGTGGTGCGAACTACGTCCGCAATTACGGTATCATACGAGGAAGAATCGAACACCTGAACAACAACTGCTCTAGTTCCGAAATTATGGGTCACTGCGTATGAGGTGCTTGCACCATCTCCGATTACCTTAGAGGCTACGCGGGCAAGTACTGGCGTATTGGTATTTGCACCAGTTGGCGAAGTAGCGGCAAGATTTGTGCGAGCCTGCGACTCTGTCGAGGCATTTGTACCGCCGTTAGCGATAGGCAGTAGCCCTGTTACGCCCCCACCGCTTGACGAGTCGAGGTCGATTGCGTCGACAGACAAAACGCCGGCAGTAAATGTAAGGCCTGTGCCAGCCATATTTGACTTTAGATGTAGGCCGTTCGATGTTGTCTCTAGTCCATTAACTGCGCCGTCAACCTTGATTTGTAAGTTGTCTGACGATATTTCTATACCGCCAGCAGCAGCGACATTAACCGCAAGCGGGCTACCGCCGCCACCGCTTAGACCGCTACCTGCAGCAGTTGATGCGATGCGCAACCTGTCGCTAGAAATCTCGAGAGTTGGGCTTGCCGCATCATCATCAACGCGAACAGAAAGAACGTCTCCCGTCTTTAGGAGGCCATCGCCCGCCAGAATGTTGCCAGCAACGGAAAAGAGCGAGAATGATAGACCGGTTGTGCCGAGAGTAATTGGTGCATCTGTAATCAGAACCCATCCAGAGTCAGCGTTGATAGTACCTTGCTCGACGAAGGTGAATAGCCCTGGAGTGACTTCTGCAGAAGAATCAGCGTCGTCGGAACGGCTTGGTGCTCCAGACTCAGCGACTACATAAATACCGTTTTCGGATGGGGTGTCTTGGTTTTTTACAAGAACACGGTCACCTGCAACAAGCGTGTAACCGTCAATTGTATCGCCAGCTTCGAGGCCAGTAGAAAGAGTGATAGCACCAGTGGTAGCAACCTTGACAGATGCTTTTACGTCTAGGCCAGTGCGGGCAGAGTCAACATAAGACTTGTTTGCAGCGTCGAGGCCGCTTACAGGAGTCGCAACCTGAAATCTTCCGTTGGCATCACGAATGACCAGGGTGCTTATCGAATCGGAGGCTGTTGCGGCATCAAGCTTTGCCTTGTCCTCTGCGGACATAACTCCGTCATCTGAACCGGTTGCTAGATTTGGCGTAAGGGTAATAGCGCCATTTGACTCAGAAACGCTTAGAGCAGAAGAAGAATCACCAGCGATAGAGACACCATGGAGCATCTTTCTCCATGCAGAACCGGTGTAGACTTTTATTGTCTTTTCGGTGCTGTTGTATATTAGGCGACCTTCAAAGTTGCCAGATTCTGGGTCACTGGCGACAGACTCAAACCGACCATTGAGGATTTGATTCTGTACGAGGTCTAAGTTTGTTACGAATTTAGTCGCCATTTGGCCTCGCCTTTATGTTAGATATGCATATCCGGAGAAAGCCGCAGTAAACGTTACCGTCACTTGCGAATTACTGTTATATGTTACCTCACCAACTACTACCGTATCTGCAGAATCGACGATAGTAACGGATGGCTTCCCTCCGAGCGTGTGGTTAATCACCCATTCAGTAGAGGCCATTGCCTGCGAATGAGTATGTCTTCTTGTGTTTCCAGCCTGTCCGCCAGTTCTGACGACTACCTGATTCGGTGCGTCTTGGTTGACTATTACCTGATTGGGAACATCTTGAACTATGACTACATTGTTGGGAACGTTGCTCATCGTGTTACCTGCGGCAATAGAGTAAATGTTCCTCTTATAACTCTTGACACTTCCCCGGCCGCCGACTCTATTTCTAAGTCATAAACACCATCAGATGGAATTGTTGAAGTAAGTTCGTCATCCATATATACACGCATTGCGTTTAATATTCCACCCGGCTGCATTTCTATCCCACCATTTTCGGACGTTAGTTCAACAAAAAATGTTGAGCTTTCTATAGTTCGACGTACCTGAAGACGAGCGGTAAATCCAGATAGGTCAAAATCTAGATACACATCTGGTTCTAGTGGGTCTGGATACTCAAGCTCAATCAGCCTTACGAACGTAGCTCCCTGCTCGCAGGTTATGTTGTAAACGCCTGAAAGCATGTTTGGCCAGCTCCTCTGCTGCTAGAAACGCATGAAATTATTGTAGATGAGGAATGCCTTTTGATTTAGGAATAATCAGACGGCGCTCGCTGAGCCTTTATTTGGCCCAACGTTTTTTAAACCAAGGCTCATGGCTACTGATAGCGCAAGGGCAACGACTCCAGCCTTTAAGCTGTCGCCTGCAATCAGGCTGTCAAAATCCGCCCCATTTACCATCCAGTAAGCCAGATATCCCTGGAAGAAAGTTCTTACTGCCCTCTCTGCTGCTTCTTTTGCGAATTTTGTATTCATGAATTCTCCTTCGCCACCTTGAATTTTATCACAAAGCGTTAAATTTAGAAGTTTTTAATAAGTGGTAAGATTTAAATTCAGGAGGTTTCTATGTCCCCCGGGAAACTTCGCCGCAGAAGTGGCAGCTGGATTTTACTTGCGACGATTGGCGGCTCATTTATTTCGCCTATGGTAGGAATTGGCGGTATTTCTGCCCAAGCCGAACCAGGACTTAGTGTAACCGTTTACAACAACTTTGGCTACAACAATTCGCCTCCACTCCCCACGGTCAGCGGTCGCCCGGTCGTTGGAACCACCACTCTCACTCAGATTAATCAGAACTTTGACAATGCACCGCTGTTCAACATGTACGAAGACTTTATTGTTAAGTATGAAGGTCACATAACCCTGCCCGTGACTGGCTCGTTTAGGTTCTTGCCCGCTGCGGATGACGGAACCAAACTCTATATAGACAATGTTTTGATAGACAACAACTGGGTTGACAAGGGCGGCTGGGGCAACCCGTCACAGTACGTTTCTTTTAGCGCTGGAGTTTCCAAGCCAATCACATATTGGTATTACGAAAATGGTGGCGGAGCCAATACGACTCTCTACTGGGATATAGGTTCGGGATGGCAGGTGGTTCCCGCCTCTGCTTTTACGAAGACTGTCGTTGCGCCAACCACGACTACTACCAGTACTACAACCACAACGATAGCGCCATACTTTAACTCTGTTCAAAATCTCACAGCGGTAGCAGACAACGATGGAAATGTTGTTTTGAGTTGGAACGCCCCAACACCAAGCAACACTGCCCCATATATGTACAACATTTTGTTTCATGACCTGGTTGATGGGGTAGAAGCTGGTGGTTGGGGGGTGTGGACATACGCCGTAAATACTTCATACAGCCTCGGCCCATGGATGTGGCCTGGAACAACTGGATACGGACCAGTGAGATTTAAGATTCAGGCAGGGACAGCCCCATGCGTCGGAGAGGGTGCTGGGTCCTGTATGTACGGACCCCAGGCAACTGTTGATGCCGTGGTGATTGATCCTACTCCGCCCACTACTACCACTACAACAACTACAACGACTACTACTATTCCTCAAACCACCAGTACAACAATATTGTTATCGCCAAGCACGGTAGAGCAAACAACCACGGTACCAGAAACCACGGTGCAACAAACCACGACAACATCTACAACAACCTCCACAACGACTATTCCAAACACTACCACTACACTGATTATTACACCAAGTTTAACGACAACAACATTGTCAAGTACAACGACAACAACACTACCAATCCCAACAACAATACCAACAACGACAACTATTCCTGAAATTACAGAAACTATAACAACAGAAGAAGCTGTTGATTTGGCTACAAATAAAGATGTTTTGCAAGAAATAACGCAAGAACAAGCCACACAGGTTTTTCAATCAATTGATACTTCAGATATAACAGAAGAAGAAAAAACTCAAATTATTGAAGCTGTTCAGGATGCCCCGGCAGAAGTCAGAGAAGCTTTTGAAGAAGAAATAAACATTTATGCAGATGGTTTTGATGATTATGTACCAACAGGGTCGGCAATTCCAGTTAAAGAAAGAAGGACTCTTCTTGCTATAGCAAGCATTGCCACCGCAGCAGCCGCAGCCCCCGTCAGAGGCCCAGAACCACGCTCAGGAGGTTCTGGCGGAGGTTTAAACTCCCCCAAGCCATCAGACAGCAATTCTGCTTTTAAAAAAGAAGAGGAGGGGGAAGAGGAGGATGAGGAGGCTCCCGAGATTGAGGGGCCAAATGGTGATGATGAAAGTTACACCACAAATAGTATTTATAAATACACGGAGGATGGAATGAAAAAATTCAGTATATGGAATTTTATTAAAAAGTTCAGCAAAGAAACCGCTGCTCTTGCATTTACAATATCTAGCACTATTATTGTTTTTGCAACACTTTCTGGGGATACTAGAAAGATTACCTTAATTGCAACATCTGTTGCTTTTTTGGTTCATTACATAAGCGTAATGCTTAGTAATGATGAATAGGAGAAATTATGTCTAATACAAGAAATGTGTTATTAAGAATTTTAGCTGTCTTTGGAGCGTCTGGATTAGGCGTTATCGGAGCCGGTGCCATTGCTGGTGTTGATCTTTGGAAAGCATGTTTGATGGCAGGAATTGGAGGGGTTGCCAAGGTCGTTGAGGGTTTGGCAAACGCTTTCTTAGATGATGGCAAACTTGATCAAAGTGAAATTCAAGCCATTTTTAGCAAAGCTAAGACTAACCATGCAGATTCTGAATAGGCTATAATGTCTATATATCATATAGGAGGTTTTTATGATTAAATTATCTGAACAAAACAAGGCTATTATTGCCTCTTACGCAAGAAGCGTTCTTGGCGCTGCTGTAGCTGTATATGCTTCAACTGGCGATCCCAAGGCTGCCCTTAATGCACTTTGGGCCGCTACCCTGCCAGTCTTGGTGAGATATGTAAATCCAAAAGATGTTGCTTTTGGTAAAGGGTCTAAGTGATGCCTCGTAAGTATCCTTATTACCCATCATTTGACGGCAAAAAAGCTGGCGCGGGAACCGAGTGGTTTGTTGCCGCATGTGGTCGCAGATGGAAAGCAACCAATATGGGCATCTACTCGGCCCGTCTTATGAGGAATAAGCATACAGAAGGAAAGAAAATTGGTGACCCGGGCATGGAGAAGTACCTGTCGGTTCATGCCACTGGGGCAGCTGCGGACATCGGATACACAGACCGCAAGGTTGGCGTTGAGATGTGGGATTGGTTCCTGAAGTATGCAAAGGAGCTCGGCATTGTTGAGATTCATGACTACGCATACGATGCCGACAAATCTGACAAAAAGGTTGGTTATGGAAGAGGTTTTCGTTGCTCGCGTGGGGAGGGGGCCAAGGGCGTAAAAGTTTATAACGAAAAAGATAATGCTGGCTCATTTGGTGGCAAGTGGATTCACATTGAACTTGAACAAGAATTTGCCAAGGACGCTGCAAAAATGGAAGCAGCGTGGAAAGCATTACCAAAGCCCGGTCAGTAACGAGGTCGGTATGTCTAGAACAAAAGATTGTGGATGTGGCTGTGAATGCACCGAGTGCTGCGAATGTGGCTGTGAGGAGTGCGATTGCTAGATGGCGGCGGAAAAAAATATTGCAATACATCGAGGCGACACTTATGTTCATGAGGTTCGTTTAAAAGATTCGGCAAATGCCAATATTAATATTTCGGCAATGTCTTTTGTCGCATCTATGAAAACATCTGTCCATGCCACCTCAAATACAGCAATTTTTGATGTGTCTAAAACAGATAATGCAAACGGCACCCTTACTTTTACAATGACATCAGCAAACTCTGCAAATATTAGGCCAGGTATTTATGTTTATGATTTACAACAAACCAATGGAAGCGTGGTCACCACCTTGTTGCAAGGGAAGGTGACGGTTAGCCCGGATGTTTCGTAATGTCTGCGGAAATAACAAATTTAACTGTCAAAACTGGGGACATCACACAACTTACTGTTTCTAATAGCGATGTAACATCAATAACAATCCAAACAAATGATGTAAGTGTTATTAACACCGTTCCTGCTACAATTAACTTGGCAAATGCATCATATGCGACAACAGCCCCAGAAGATATTGCGAGAGTGGCATCTGTTGGGGTTTTAAATATTGCTGCGAGGACTGACCATGTTCATTCCATCGCAAATACATTACTAGATGGAGGAAATTACTAATATGGCAAATACCATTAGAATTAAAAGAAGGTCTTCTGGAGCATCGGGTGCGCCATCTTCTTTAGAAAATGCAGAAATTGCATATAATGAAGTTAATGATGTTCTTTATTATGGCAAAGGCACAGGAGGCGCAGGCGGGGCTGCTACAAGCGTAGAAGCAATTGGTGGTGCTGGTGCATACCTTACTTTGTCCAGTGTTCAAACTGTAACTGGCAATAAAACATTTACTGGAATCACTATTGTTCCTACGCCAACTGCTGATACACACGCCACTACAAAACTTTATGTTGATAACGCTATTACTAATGCAACAGTTGTAATAAGTGGAACAGCAAATCAAATTGCAGTTGCTGGGAATACAATATCATTAGCTCCCAATATTACAACTCCTGGTGATTTGACCGTTACCGGTGATTTGGTTGTTCAAGGCAATACAACAACACTAAATACTGCAACACTTACTGTTGAGGATAAAAATGTTGTTCTTGCCAATGTTGCAGCGCCAGATGATACAACAGCAGATGGTGCTGGCATCACCGTTCTGGGTGCCTCCAACAAAACTTTTAACTGGGTTGATTCTACAGATGCCTGGACATCCTCAGAGCATTTAAATCTTGCAAGTGGAAAGGCTTTTTATATCAATGGTACATCTGTCCTAAGTAGCTCAACACTGGGTTCGGGGATAACGGGTTCAAGTCTTACCTCTTTAGGCACAATTGCAACGGGAACTTGGCAAGCAACTGCCATTGCTGTTGCCCATGGCGGAACAGGAGCCACTGATACAGCAACAGCGAGAACCAACCTTGGTCTTGTAATTGGAACTGATGTTCAAGCGCATAGTGCTCAGCTGGCTAATTTAGCAGCCAATACTGCTACAATTGATGGTGGCACATTCTGATAGGAGGCCGAGGTGCCCAATACTATAAAGCTTAAAAATAGTGGCACATCTTCAAATGTTCCAGCCTCGCTAGAACATGGCGAACTTGCTATTAATTATGCAGATGGAAAAATTTTTTATAAAAACTCTTCCAATGCTGTAGTGGAATTTTCTTCTTCTGGCGGTGGTAATTCCTCTCAGGAAAATCGGAATATCTTAATTAGACTATATATGGAGGTTTTGTAGTGGCTTTAACACAAAAAAGACTCTCTGGGGCTTCAAGCCCAACTCAGTTAACAACAGCCTCTTCCGTAATTTATACTGTTCCCCAAAGCACAACATCAATTATTAAACAAATTATTTTAACAAACACAACCAATAGTGCAAAAACAGTTACCGTTCGTTTAAAACCAGCAAATGTTGCTGAAGCCAATACTCATGATATATTGAGTGCACTGTCTGTTGCTGCAAATGAAACCGTCACTTTTAACTGCTCAATGGTTTTGAATAACAATGGATCAACGGCAAATAATACAAACTCTGATCAAATAACTGCACTGTGCAGTTCAAATACCGCAATCAATATTGCTGTATTTGGAATTGAGGAAACATAATGACAGGTTTTATAAAATATCCAGCAGCCAATGCTTTTGCATCATTCATTGATGCTCCAGACCCTATCTATGGGTCTGGTTCTGATGGTTCTGTAACAATTTCTACAAATACTACTTTGACATCCGATATGTATTATTTTAATTTAGAAATTCAAGCAAATATACAATTAATAACAAATGGATATCGTGTGTTTGTTAAAAATCTTTTAACATTACGTAACGGTGCTGTGATCGGGTTTGCAACAGGGTCTAGTGCAAATGGAAGTATTGCTGGCGGTGGAGCCACCGCTGGGGGAAACATTATAAATGCACTTGGAGGAAATAGTGCAACAGCAAATGCCACTGCACCTACCACAAGCGCTGGGGGAACAGGGGATAAAACAACTCAGAGTGGGTACTGGTATCAGCCGGTTCAGGCAGTTCGCGGGTACTCAGTAACCGCCTCTCAAATAAATCCATTATTCTTGAGAGGCGGGGCAGGCGGTGCTTCTGGGGCAGGTGGTGGCGTTGTAATATTAAGTGCTAGATATATATCAACGGATGCAACCACTGTCAATGCTTCAATTAACGCACCAGGGACTGCCGGTTCTGGAGGAGGAGGCGGTGGAGTTGTAATAATAATATCAGCTCAGGCAACGCTCCCTGCTAATGTAAGCACAAATGTTGTTGGTGGTACTGGGTGCCAAAACGGAACAGTAATCTACTCGCAGTTGGTTTAATATGCCAGGAATAGATAAATATAATTCGCCAGCAAAAGTCCAAAGAATAGGCAATGATTCAGTATACGGTGTCGGAACAGATGGCGATGTTGTTATTGTAGCCAATATTTCTCTTAGCAGAGACATGTATTATAATAACTTAACAATTAATTCTAATTGCCATTTAAACACAAACGGTTTTAAAGTATTTGTTAAAGGAACTTTGACATTAGATGGAAATCTTGGCGTTGCTTCTGGTACAACAGTTTCAACTGCAACTCTAAGAGGAACAGCCCCCATTGCCTCTAATACTATAGGATCTCTTGGCGGTAATGCTGCGGGATCGACATATATTGCCTCACAAGCACCATCTTATGTTCTTAACGCTTTAGAAAATATTATATTTGGTGGTTATGTAGATTCTAATAGTGCTTTTATTGCTTTTTCTGGCGGTGCTGGTGGAGAAGATGGTGTTGAGGGAGGGCTAACGCTTGCTGCAGACGGTACCGGCGCAGGAGGTGCTCCAACATCTTGGCCAGGACAACCTGGCTCTTTACCAGGCCGAAATATTGGTGCTGCCGGTGGCCCTGGAACACAGGGTGCCAGCGGATCAAACGGAGTTAAAGGAACTGATGTTCCAGCTGCAATCAAGGGTGATGGTGGAATTGGTGGTGCAGTTGTTTTAATCTGTGCCAAATCAATTACTGGTTCTGGTGTTATTAAAGCTCAAGGATCAAACGCAACGGTTGGCGGAAGCATTGCAGTTGGCTCTGGTGCTACATTAGGTAATGTTGGTAATACTGGAACGACCGCCCCCGCTGCGTCAATTGCTCACTATACACAAAATCATGCTCATTATATTTCTGGCGATGGAACGCATGGACCAACCATAAGCATTGGTTCAAGTGGGGCCTATCCATTGGGCTTACCTCATAGCGGTCATACCCCTGCAACATATGCCCCTCATGCTCACGGAACATGGGCCTATACCGTACACGATGCGACACCGGTTCATCCTCACAATCACCACCACGGGAGCAATCCACATCATGGCGTTGCGTCAACAGGTCATGCACCAGTTGGTGCTGACGCTAGTTTTTTTCATCAAAATGGCATTGATCACACAGCAGGAGGTCAATTAGGTCATAGTGGTGCTGTAGCACATAATGTTAATACAACAACCGGTCCTCTTGGGCATAATCATTACCATGAAGCAGATGCACATCACGTTGTAGGGGCCAAAGGTTCTCACATTACACATGCTTCTAGAGCAAGGCATGATTTGCACGGCCAACATCATCAAGGAAGAGCAAGAATCGGCGGTCCAACGGCTCATGTTGGTCATAGAACATATCCTGGTGGTGTGGGTGGTCCTGGTGGTAGCGCAGGATCTAGTGGCACAAATGGGTCCACTACGGCTGGTACAAATGGTAAATCAGGTGGAGGCGGTGGTATAATCATAGTTACAGACAGCGCTACGCCCATTTCGGCTACTACAAATGTCAGTGGAGGTTCTGTTGGTGGTGTTTCCGCCAACGGTGGATCTGTTATAACAATTATCAATTCTTAGGAGGAAAATGATTAATTTTTCACTTTCAAATGAACAAAAAAAAGCTGCATTGAGCGCAGCAAAAAATGGTTTTGAATCTACAATATATTCTTCAATGGTTATACTTGGTTTAGATCCTGATACTTATGATTTCTCTAAAATCGAAGATTTTAAAGATTGGGAAACCCCAAGTGTACAAGCGAATCTATATGATGCGTACAAAAAATATCAAGAAATTAACAATAAACTGAACTCTCTTTAATATGAAAAGAGTTGTGTTTTGCCCTTCAGAAAATCTAATTGATGAGGCTTCAGTTTTATCTAAAAAAAATAATTTACCAATTAATATTGGTTTATGTAAAGATATTGAAAAAGCTAAAAGTAATTTTGATAAAGTAGAAATTATTGAAGTTCCCGAGTTTAGAAATTGTTCTTATTTTCAAAATATAAAACAATATTTTCATCAAAATATTCTGTATCATAATGATTATATTATTTTTAATAAAAATATTCAATTATTAGTTAATGATAATATACATGAACCCTTTCTATTAGAAAAACATCGTGCAAAATTCTGTATCTATTCATCGGAAATTGGCAAAAAATCTTGTAAAATTGTAATTGACAATCAAGAGTTAGAAAGCTTTGAATACTGTGTTAATTGAAAAATATGAAGAGATGCCGTGCGTTTTTGTCTATAAAAATTATTTTGATGTATCAGATTTTATAGAAAATTTAGAAAAAGAAACGGAAAAATCATGGCCGTATATTTCTTGGAATAGATCTGTTACTGGTGATATTGGCAATACTGCTGAGTCAGAATATAGAAGCTCCATGGAAGCCGATGTTTGGCCACTGCTTGATGATACTGTTGTTGATGATATTAAAGATTTAGCAAAACAATACAAAGAAATATTTTTCAATATTGATGAATGTATATGGGATTATAGACGTTGCTTTGATTTACATCTACAGTCAATTCAGGGAATGCAATTGCTAAAATATCAGAATAATTCGCAATATCACGCACACCATGACCACTCTCCAGACACAAGCAGAGTTTTGAGTTTAGTTGGATGTTTTGGAGAATCTTTTGAAGGTGGAGAACTTGAATTTCCTTATTTCAAAAAAACAATAAAACTCAACACAAATGAACTTGTTTTGTTTCCGTCTAATTTCCCTTACACCCATATAGCACACCCAGTAACATCTGGTGTAAAATATAGCTTAGTGATGTGGTTTATATGAAAAATATTAATGAAATTAATCCATTCGAGTATGATTTTTTCCATCTAGCAAATCTAAGTGGAGATGTTAAAGCATTTGCAAAAACAACGGGTGGACTGATTGAAGCACCTGATGTTGACTATTATCAAACAGATAATGGTGTTTTGCTTTGCTTTAAAGAAAAATCACCTATGCATGGATATCATGATTATCAAATTGTTGGTGATAATGGTGATTATATTATGCAAATGCTTGCATATGAGAATTTTCAAGATATTGCTCAAGGATCAACAACACATCCTTTTTCATTTTATAATTTTTGGAATTCAATTGAATTGCCGTCTGCTGGCACACCACCATCAACATACGGCGGAACTGGTTCATTATCAAATGGAGTAGAATTTGTTAGATGTGACTATAACAAATTTGGTCCGGTTCCTTTTTATCCAAGAACAACTAGATATGACATTATTTCTATGAAGGTAGTTCTTTCAGCAAGCGGTATAGGTCATATCTTTCGTGCCGATACAAAAGATCAAGATTTCAAAGATAAAAGTACTCAAATTGTAAATACATATTCAAGAACATTTTCTGGTATTTTAAAACAAATTTTTGAATGGTCAGAGGTTTCAAAGTCTCCATTTTCCAGTGAAGAGGGTCCTGCCGTAAAAGCAATGGCATTTATAAATGCACTTGGTATAAATGATATTTTAAGTGAAATAAATTCCTTGGAAACAGATATGAGAGTTGCCAGATATATACAGGGTAATAATGAAATATATCAAGAAATTGAAGAAAAAAATATATTTCCAGAATCATTAGAAAATTATTTTTTATCTCATATTAGATATAAAACACTTAATTCTTTACTTAAGAATAGTAAAAAATCTTTTACGATTGATAATTCTATTTTGTACAAAGAAAAGTCATTTTTAGAGTCTTCTGTTTATACATTGTGTATTGTAAATAATATTGATCTAGACACTAATTCAATGGATGATATAGAACTATTAGTAATAAATAATAAATTAATAACTAATTTTGATACAAATATTATAGAGAAAATAATTAAATATAAATTTATATGAAAAAAATTGCCATTATTGGAGGCGGCACTGCTGGGCTAATTTCAGCCTTGATCCTAAGAAAAGTTTTCCCTAAATTTAAAATTACTTGTGTATCTTCTTCTAAGATTGGCATTATTGGTGTTGGCGAAGGCTCAACCGAGCACTGGCGAAGTTTCATGGAAATGTGTGAAATTCCATTAGCAGACATGTTAGTGCAGTCTAGAGCTACGCATAAATATGGAATTCGTTTTGAAAACTGGACCAACCGTACCCCGGATTATTTCCATAGCGTTGCACATGCTGCAACAGAGGAACCTATTGGTTATTTTGCTCTCTATAATGGCCTTATTAAGAACAATAAAACCCTCACAGAAAATATTACATCAAGAGCTTTAATTGAAAATAAAGTTAATGCTAATTATCCACATCAGTCAGTTAATCAGTTTCATTTTGATACTTTCAAATTAAATCAATATTTTACAAATATTTGTATATTTAGAAATATTAAAATGATTGATTCTGAAATTGAAAATATAAATTTAAATTGTGAAAATGGTTATATACAATCCGTTTCTCTTGGCAATGGCGATATTGTTGATGCAGATTTCTGGATTGATGCTACTGGGTTTAAAAGAATTTTGATGTCCAAACTTGGAAATACAAAATGGAACTCTTATAAGAAATATATGCAAATGGATTCTGCTATTGCATTCCCTACTGAATCTGATCCTTCTGGTCAAATACGTCCTTATACAAGGGCTAGGGCTATGCCAAATGGCTGGGTATGGGAAATACCGACACAGGACAGAAGAGGTAATGGATATGTTTATTCATCTCTTCACTGCACCGATGATCAAGCAATCCAGGAAGTTTCCAAACTTCTTGAAAGACAAGTTGAACCAGCGAGAGCCTTTAGATTTGATCCAGGGCATCTTGAAAAATTTTGGGTGAAGAACTGCGTAGCTGTTGGCTTAGCGGCAGCTTTTGTGGAGCCTCTAGAGGCCACAAGTATTGGTTCAACAATTCAACAAATTAGATGTTTAACTCAAAATTTGGGTAATTATGATATTAACTCTAAAAAGTTACAAGATTCATATAATAAAAAAATGAATAAAATGATGGAAAATATATGTGCAATGATATGTTTACATTACATTTCCGATAGAGTGGATTCACAAATGTGGAGAGATCAAAAACATATGGAAAAACCAGATTATCTTGTTGAACTATTAGAACTTTGGCAGGAGCGTCCGCCATTTTTATATGATATTAGTAATAATAATTATGAAATGTTTTTAGTTCCTCATTTTTATCATGTGGCACAGGGGCAGGGTCTTCTTTCCGCACAGAGGGCATTTGAAATGATATACTCATACGATGTCGAAGAGCAGGTAAACTATCTTGTCTCCGAGGCGAAGCTAAATCAGACAGGACATGCAACAGTTGATCATGCCGAAGCGCTCAGACAAATTCAAATATAAAATTTTATATTATAAAAAAGATTTACCAACCCCAAAAAGGGGAGAAGTATTAATCGTTCCACAAGACAATCGCTTAATGGACATACCACCATTTCTTCCATCCGAGCAACTTCCATCTTGGTGGAAAGATTTACCAAAGATGAAAGGTTCTCTTAGGAGATGCCAAGGAACCTACGATTATATTACAAATGGTTTTGTAATTCCCCTTTGGACAGATGTTACAGTAAGACCATCTATTAATGGTAAAACATTTGAATTAAAATTAGGACAATTGGACGGGCACTTTGGTTCTTTTGAAGTTTCTGGCTTTGAGAGTCACAGCGTTCATGGTTGTCCTATAACAAATATAAAAGCAATACCAACTGGACAATTTCCTAAACTTGTTTCTCCTTGGAGATTTAGAACACCAAAAGGTGTTTCTTTAATGGTGCTACCAATTCTGCATGAACCCAATCCAAACTATACTGTTGTACCAGGTATTGTCCACACAGATTTTTATAATCAAATACACGTTGTATTAAATATAACTACTGACAAAGAGTTTACAATACCTGCAGGTACTCCAATACAGTTTATGGTGCCAATTATAAGAAAAAATAATTTTAAAAGAATTTTATGGGGCAATGAATCAATGTTTAGATTTATTGTTAATTCTGGCCTCGGAGAGGGCGGCCTGGTTTCCCCAGACAGAAACCAAATTTATAGAAAAAAACAGAGGGAAGCCGATTTAGAGGCGCAAAAAGAAAAAAAATGGTTCAACTTTTTCAAAAAATAATATTTGCTATTAAAATAATGTCCGATAAATCTTAGTAGATTTCTAGATTTCCTCATTAAATCTATATGCTGTATAATTAAAGCATAATGGATGAAGTCAAAATAAACACATCTAAAACCATAACTCTGACTCTTCCGGCGGACCCTGCCAACAATGCCGTATCTGTTTCTCTCTATCATGAGTTTGGTGATCTTATATCTGGTCCTACAAATGCCACAAGAGCCTCTGCTGGCATTTATAACATCACATACGGTCAACAAGCCTCTGGTCTGTATATTTTAAAATCGGCGGGTAAGCACAGAGCAGATTTTTCATACACTGTAGCCAATACGGCCTACACGCAATCTATAATTTTTAATGTCTATGTTCCTTATGTGACATACGAAGAGTTCTTTGCGGAATACCCGGAACTTGAACCACAGAATAGCAATAAATTTGAAAAAATTGAAAAAAGAATTAAAAATATTATTAACGCTTTTACAGGTCAAAATTTTGAACCTTATTACAATCAAACAGTTGAAATCGAGGGTAATGGTTATAAACAACTACATCTACCATTACCAATCTTTAATTTAAAAACAGTGAAGATTGATGTTGGGACATCTGAAGAACAGAATTTGCATGACTCAACTCAGGTAACTTTGGATAATATGGAAAAAGTAAAATATCAACCGTTTAATTTTAATTCATCATTTTATATTAAATGGAAAAATTCATTACTGGAAAGCACAACCATAACAATGCTAAGCAACCGTTTTAAAAAGACATCCCAATATTCAATCTTGGGCGATTACGGGTGGCAGTATGTTCCAGAAAATATAAAACAAGCGGCCATTCTTTTAATCGCTGACGCGATGAATGATGACTCAGCCTACAGAAGACATGGGATTTACTCAGTAGATCTTGATGTCGTAAAGTTTAGCATGAAAGATAATTTTTATGAGTCAACCGGTAATATTGAAGTTGATACGTTGTTGATGGATTACACTCTTTTCATTATGGATTATGTTGTGTAATGACTGTCGCTGGCTTTATTCGGTATAATCAAACCGCCGATGTTCACTTAAAAACAACCACGACCAACGATGCTGGTCAAAAGTATTATACTTTCACATATAACAAAACAGTCCCGGTTATTGCCGTCTCGCCAGAAGATCAGTTCTCTGCTGGTGCCAAGGTTAGAACCGCACCGTATCAAGACTTTATTCCTGTTCTGCAAATCATTGTCCCTGGTCAGTACTCTAATACTGTCATAACTACATCTAGAATATACAATTTAAAAGATAGATATGGCAATGTATTGGAAGCAGGACCATTTGAAGTTATTACCATACAGCCAAAATTTGGTTGGAACGGCAAAAAACATCACATTATTGCAAGCCTTAGAACTGTTGTGGAACAATCATGATGCAGTTTAAAATTAATTCTGACCTCCCCCAGTTTTACGATAAGCTTCAAATGACAAAAATCAATATACAACAATCTTTTGTTTCCGCTGGTGAGGCCACCAGAGAATATTTTTATAATTCAATTGTTTATGGTCATGAAGACGCATTTGATAATGCGGATATTGAAATTGTTGCAATGGACAACTCCGTAACATTAGATATCGCTGGTGTTGATGAAAATGTATTATTGTACAAATACGGGATTACATTAGAACAAATAACACAAGATTTGAACACATATCTCCTAGAGAAATTACAAGATCAAATTGCTGGAGTTTTTAGATGAGTATAAGTGTTTATGATGTTAATACATTTTTAAAAAATGATTCAACTCTGGCAAATGTCGCTGGAAAAACAATGAATTTTTTCCCCGTGGTGGCAACGGACGGAGAACCAGCGCCCTATGTTGTTTATTTTTATCACCCAACTGTCTCAAATGTTGAGACATTTTGGGAAAGAGCCGATTATGTAAGATATTCTGTTTTTGATACAGACATGAATAGGCTTTTTCAAATATCTAACCGGGTGATCAATTTATTAAGTGTTGGAGATGGGGTGAATGGTCAAAATGGCATAACCAGCAACAATTACAGGATTCTCTCAAGTTATCAAACCGGAGCGGGTCTAGTTGCCCCTTTAGAAATAAATGGCGTGTATAGAATGAATTTAGATTTCAAAATGGTAATTGTGGTAAAATAAGTATGGTATTATAAGACTGTATGGACTATACTACTATTACATACATTGGGAAAACCCCAGGATATGTTGTCAAAATAGAAAATAAGGTTTATGATTTTGAGTGGAATAAATCTCTAGGAATCGGTAAAAGGATTGGAGAAGTTCACCCAAACCATATAAAAAAGATCGCTAAATGGCGTGACAAAAGAGGAAAAAAAATTTTTATCCTCGAATAATTAGGAGGAATTATGGCAGTTAATGTGTCAAATATCGTGGTCGGTGAGGCCACACTCAAGCTTGGCGATTCCGCCAACGCAACTACAATTGGAGCAATGGACGCCTTCAGTGACCTCGGCGCTACGCAGAATGGTGTTGAGATTTCATGGGAGCCGGACATGGTGGATATTGAAATTGATCAGTATGGCGATGCCGCCAGAATTGTGCAATCAAAGGTGAAGGTGATGGTTAAGACCACCATGGCAGAGGCAACTCTGAACAACCTTGCTATCGCATGGAACTACGACCAGAACACTGGTGGTGATACGATTATCAACAACAACGATGGTGCAAATACAAGAACATTCAAGTTCGGTGCTCAGTCGGTGTTCCCGTATGAGAAGGGTCTGGTTGTCGCAGGCACAGCCCCGGGCTCAGCCGCTGGTGCAGTCAAGACTCGTAAGTTCTATACCAAGAGAGCAATCTCGATGGAAGCATCAAATATCACGATGAAGAGGGCTGAGGCTTCGGTTTTTGCTGTTGGTTTCCGCATCCTTCCAAAGACGGAAGATGTTGGATACGAGTACGGCAAGATCGTGGATCAAACATCCTGATTCGTTAAAAAACCCAAACTATCGCGCAAAACCCCTAGGTTGGTATGGTATACTGAAAACCTAGGGGTTTTGTGTCCCCTTTTACATAAGGAGAATAAATGGCAACAGAAAAGAATAAAGATTTGTTTTTGGGTAAAGAAATTGTTTTTGCCGATGGCAAGAAAAGAACAGTCCGCCCTCTTACAATCCGCAATCTTAGAAAGTTCATGAAAATTGTTAAGGATCTGAAGACAGAGGACAACCTTAATGATGAAGATATTGATGTGATGGTGGAAGCAGCCTCAGTTGCTCTTCTTGCTGTTGATCCCGATCTTGCTGAGGACAAGGATGCGCTTGAAGACGCACTTGATCTTCGCTGTTTCGGTGAATTAATGTCTGCTGCAATGGGGTCCGACCCTTCCTAACCGGCGAGGACGGTAGTGGAACCCCCCTAGAATGGGGAGACATACCGATCCTCAAGTATGAATCAGAAATATTTATAAAAACTGGCGCGTGGAAAAGTCTTCAAGAATTAGAGGCAAATTTAACTCTTGAAGAACTATTCCTCTTATATCGCGCTTGTAATAATGAAATAAATAATCAAATAAAAGTTGCTGCCTTGGCACAGGGCGCAGATGTTGACTTTAATGATGATTGGTTTGACCCAGAACCACCCAAGGTTATTACAAAAGATGCAGCTGTTGCATTGCCATTTGGTCTTGGATTTGAGACTAATTAATATTGCTTTTATTAAATAAATATGTAATAATATCAACAGATAGTTATGGCTGATCAATCAGGTAGAGTTAGGGTAGAAGCGACTGTCAATGACGCTCTTACAACCGCTCTGGGCAACATGTCCAGAGAAGTACAACAGGTTGTTCATTCGCTATCTGTATTTGGCTCAAGGTCTTTAAAAACAGCAAACTCAGCGCAGGCTTTAGAAAAAGCGCTTAGATCAACATCGGCTACAAATAGCCACCTTGCACAGAGCACATTGATTGCCTCGCAGCATCAAGTTGTGCTTGCTGGACACTTTCGCAATACAAAAAAAGTTGCAGAAGAGCTTGAAAGACAAATTCGTTCCGGCTCGTTATCCAGTGCCGCCCAGGCTAGATCTGTTAATAATGTTGTTGTTGCTTTAAGGGCACAACAGGCTGTTGAAAAAGATTTAAGCAAACTTGTAAGAACTCAAGATATTAGGGCTCAAGCGAGAGCCTATAACAGTCTGGCGACCCAAGTTTCTTATGCTGGCAACCGGATTACAATGGGACTTACCGCCCCGATTGCCTTCTGGCTTAGAAATTCTTTTGCCAATTATAGAAGGCTTGAAACAGAAACCATTAGAACTACAAAGCTTATTAGTGACTCATATGAAGATATTGCCGAAGCGTCTAAAAGAACAGGCGTTGAGGTTATTGAAAATGGCAATGCTTTTATTGATAATGGTCGCAAAGTCATGTCCCTTCAAGGAGCAATATCTAGTCTTGGCAAAGAACTTGACGCAATAAGTTTGAAATATGGTGTCGCAAGAGAGTTAACCCAGGGTCTTGCTGGTGACTACGCAGAGTTGGGTATTGAATCAATTGATGCCCTTGCTGGGTTGGTTGATATCACTGCTGCCGTAGAAAAGCTTGGTAATGTTGATATTTCACAATCACAAGAATTCATAAAATCTTTGTATCAAAATATTTTGCGTGTTAGAAGAGATCAGGGTTTGCTGGTTCAGAGCAATGAGGATTATCTTGATGTAATTGCACAATTAAATGGTCAGTTGGCAATGTTCAACATGGTTGAAAACAAAACTGCCCTATCTCTTAAAGAAATTGCAAAGGGCTTTCCAGAACTAACGGCTGCTTCAACATCTTTTGGTTTGTCAATGACCGAGGCTGCTGCTCTTCTGGTGCCGATGGTCTCTGCTGGTTTTCAATTGGGTGCTTCCGCTAACTCCGTAAAAGTTTCTCTACAAAGATTGATTGCTGCGACCAAGCAAAACAGTGAAATGATTGATACCCTAAAAGCAAGTTATAAAGATTTTAATGTTGAGTCTGGTGTTGGAGTTCAGAGTCTACAGAGATTAGCAGACAGCTTTAATGCGATGAAGAGAGGCTCTTTGGGTGCCCAAGGAACTCTTGAATTTTTTGCAAGGCTTTTCGGTGTTCGTCAAGGACCAAGAATGGAAGTTGCTATTCAAAACCTTGCTCAATTCCAAGATCAAATGACAAGCGGACTGAAGGCAATTGCTATCAATCAAAAAGAAGCCATAACAACAGAGGGAGAACTCAGTAATCTGTTGCAAACCTATGTCCAAAGCAGAGCTGCAGCAGCAGGCCTTGGAGATAAATATTCTAAAATGCAAATCGATAAATTTGAAGATTTGTCTAATGTTGTAAGACTTTCACAATCTGGCGACAAGCAAATTGCAGATTCATTTACCAAAGCTAGAGGTGACTTTGCTCGCTATTTAGTTGAGCAGCAAAAAGCAGGTAATGACCAAATTGGTAAAATTCAAACAGAATCCGGTAGAGTGTTGTTTACCGCTGTTCAAGGCGGTGGCGAGGGAACAACGGCTGCTGCTAAGTATGAAGAAGAAATAAAAAGATCTCTTAATTCTGCCGAAGTAAGATACCAAAGAGCAAGAGAATCTTTGAAAGCACTAAGCCGAGAAATTGTTCCTGTGCTTAATGATATATTAGGGTTTATAGTTCCAATTTTACAAAAACTAGCAGAGTTCGTTCGTGGACTTGACCCAACATTCAAAAAAGTTATGGGTATAACAATACTTTTTGTTGCAATGTTGGGTCCAATTGTTCGCTTGGTAGGTGCATTTTTCCAATTAAAGTCTGCGTTCTTTTCAATGAAAACATTTAGTTTAAACCCTTTTTCAAAACTTAAAAGGGAATTAATCCCCGTTAGGGAAGAGTTGCTAACATCTTCTGATCTTTTATATAAATTTAGAAATAGACTGACACAGATTGGAAATAATTTTTACCTTAAAGCAACAAAAAGAGAATTTCAAGAATTGCAAAAAGCAATCCGACTTGCAGATGGTTCGGCTAGACAGAGAAAGGAATCTGACAGAATACTGCGTAAACTGAATATTGATAAAACACAACAACCAGATTTTTCTGGCCTGATGCCAGATGCAAGAATGCAGATAGAAGCAGCCCTTGCGCAGATGTCCCCATCTCAACAATTACTTGGGCTTGGCGGTTTTTATAAAACGATTGTAGATAGTGCCGGGAATGCAATGGCATCAATGATGCCAGAGGCTGTTGCTATTGGTCGGGGAATGGCTGAGGAGTTCTTTAATGTGTTGAGAGCATACGGCTTTGACCCGTCCACCGTGGTCCCCGCTCCAAGACCTCCTGGAGGCAGAGGTTCTGGTGGAGGCGGTGGGGGCGGCAGGCCCCCGGTACCGATGAAGCCACCGATTGGGGGCGGCTCAGGAGGGGGTGCCAGCACACCAACCCCACCAACCCCACCAACACCTGCACCAACCCCACCAACACCTGCACCAACACCAGCAGCACCTGCACCAACCCCTGCTCCAAGCGGTGCACCAAAAACTGGAACAAAACCAAGAGCGCCGAAGATTCCCAAGACACTTCTTTCTGCTGAAGACATATACAACATAGCTGTGGCTCCTACAGAAGATGCTTTGAAAGCGCTCAGTTCAGATCAGGTAATAATGGTCGCAAAAATACGCGAACTCAAGGGGTTAAACTTAGGAAAGAAATTTAATATTACAAAAATTATGAATGATTTTAAAAATCGCACAACAGCTCTTAATATTTCATTAGAAGATTTTATAAAAGATATTTATAACAAAACAAAGTCAGTTGCTTCTAAGCCAGGTGCTCCTAGAGGTCCAAGCAAGTCTACAGCAGCAGTTACTACAGCGACGGGTCATGTTGCTGAAGCAACCGATACTGCTCTATCTGAGACGATAGAAACAACTGGAGAGAAAGTTGCGGCTGAAGCAGGCGAAGCTAAGCCAGCAAAAAAGACTCGTAAAACCACAACGACAACAGAGGATGCAGGCGCAAGAGTTGCTGAAGCCACCGATGAAACATTAGCAAAGACGATTGCCAAAGAAGCTGAAGATATTGTTGGTGAAGTTAAATCTATTGTCACCAAACCTTCTAAAAAACTTAAAGAACAATCATCAGACCTCAGCTCTAGAGCCACTAAAGCTTTGGATGATCTGTACCAAAAAATTTCTGAAACTTTATCAGCAAATGCGGTTTCTCTCGTTGGTCGGGGGGCAAAAGATTTATTAAAAATTGCAAATGACCTCGCAGACATTGAGACCAGTGTGCTAGATGCTCAGTCGGTTGTTAAAGCCGAGTATGTGAGTGTTACCTCAGAAATTGCAAGATCGCTTGTCAGGGCTATTGTTGAATTAATGCAGCAAGTTAAAGCTAGTACAATAAACGCTCCTGAAGGGTTTAAAGCGATGATGAATAGACTGCGTAATGCTAAAGCTCTAACGGATGACCCAAAGGGTGGTTTTGAAGCAATTTTAGCAGACATATCTCAAAAATTTGGTGGCCTAGGTCTTGATTCTATAAAAGAATTAGCAGATATGGTAAAGATTTCTATACCTGGTGATTTTGCCCCAGTAGTCAAAGGCGTATTCAAAGAAATAAAAGGTTTTGAAGATCAAGTTTTAAAAATTGCTGACATTTTAAAACAATTAACAAGATTACTGCAAATTTCTAAAAGACACACCTCGGCAGTTATGGGTGTTTCTGGTGGCGGTGTAATAAGTGAAAAAGCTGCAACAAATACAGCAATGGCTTTGATTGGAGAAGAGCTTGAGGCATCAGACATAGCAGGAACTGCCGGTCCAAAAATTTCAGACACCAAGGGTGGCGTGAGCAAAGAAACAAAACCATCTCTTGCAATGACATTACAAGATCGTCTTAGAGGTGTTGAAAAATTACAAGAACGATTGAAAGATTTTGATCAACAAATTCAAGAGAAGGTCCAAAGTATTTTAACACTTGAAAGTAACAGAGACGAAGCAATAGCAAATAAAATTGCAGAATTAACAACAAAAGCAGTTTCTGAATACGACTCGCTTGTTGCACAACAGCCACAAATTAAAAATGAAATTTCTCAAATTGAAGCAGAACAGGCATTGATTTCACAACAAATAAGTGAAGCAATCAGATCTGGAAATAATGAAGAAATGAACAAACTTAAATCATTGTTTGAAGCAAAAAGTCAAGTTAGAAGGTCTTTGATTGGACAACTTTCTCCAACAATGAGAGCAGAAGAATCAATTCAAGCCGAGGCGGTCGCTATTGTTGATAAGACAATAGCCGAAGAGAAAAAAATACAAAAAGATTTAAAAGACCAGAAAATAAAAGTTCGCTCTGATTTGATTTCTCATCAGAGAGAAATTCAATCATTAACAGAAAAATTAAGAACCAAGTTTGGCGGAGACGACGCTTCTGTCATTGTTTCTTTGCGCGAGGCGATGTCGCCAGAAGGCTTGATAGCCGAAAGAGAGGCAATGGCTCAAAGAAACAAAGAGCAGATTGAGCAATACCGGAAAATTGCACGCGCTCGGTTTCGTGGTCGTCAGCCCCGAGACAAAGGTTTTATGGGGGGAGATCTTCGGGCAAGGCTCGGCTCTCTGGAAACTTTAACCCCAGAAGAAATGAAAATTGTTAAGGAGGGTTTGGTTCAAGATGCTAAAGGAGTACAAAACGAGCTCCGCAGATTAAAACAATCAAAAGGTTTAAAAAATATTAAAAAACTTCAAGAAAAATTAAAAAAAATAACTCAAGATGTTGTTGAACAAGAGCGCCAACAAGCAGAAGAACATTTGAAAGAGTTAGAAACTGAACTGTCTAAAATTGAAAAAAATCTAGAATCTAAGGGCGTGCCCGATAAAGATGATAGAGCGGGGATGGCATCATATAGAGCTTATCAAAAAAAAGCTAATGCTTTAAAAGCTCAAATTAATTCTTTAACAACAGAAATTGCTCAAAAATCAAATTTTGAAAATTATAAAAAAATTTTACAACAACAAATTGAAACAGAAGAAAGCAATTTAAAAAAAATAAATGAAGAAATTCAAAAACTTGAACAGGCTTTAAGAGATTTAAATAAAGTTTTTAAACAAGGTTTTGGTCTTGACCTTGTTGATCCAGCAACTGGAAAAGTTCTGCATGCTGTTACACAAGCTGAAGCAACATCAACAGATCTTTTTCTTTTAATGCAAACTTTGCAAAAAAATTATGAAACAGTTGCTAAACAAAACATTTTAACAACTCTTGAGTTGATTCAAAAAGATGAACAAGCCATACTTAGTGCTTTAAAAGATCTTGGTGCCTCTTCATATTATATATCAGGCAGAGCAGTAAGTAAGGGTGGTGTCAGAATTACAGGCGATCTTATAAGAAATATTGCTTCTAAATTAAAAATTACTCTACCAGGTTTTTGGCAAGAAGCTGCAAAACTTTTTGATACTACAGATTTCAGTTTAAAATCTGTTGCACAAACACTCCAGTTCATCCAAAACCTTTTTGAAAGAATTCCTATAAGTGACATAGAAAGGGTCTATATAGACAACCTTCCACAACTCGCATCTGTTGAAGGTTTATTGCAAATGGATATATCAACAATCAAATCTACTCTGCAGCAGTTTGGTAGAGGAAGAGCAAATTTTGGCGCACAGGCTTTGGTTCCAGGCGGTGGGAGCAAACAGACTGCTATTTTGTCTGACATCCTCAGAACAGCTGCTGCAGCACAGGGTGATGCCGAAGCGGTGTCTCGCGCAGCTCTCGCAAAGAAGTTAGCCCCGTATGACAAAGACGATGCACTAGCTGTTGCCGCAGAGCAATCTATCAAAGAAGAGATTGATGGATTTTTGACTTTCTATGAACAACAGCGAAGACAAATGATTCTAGAACTTGTGAGCTCGGTGCAAGCATCAAAAGCTATTGAATTTAAAGAAGGGCAAATTGCGTCGGTCCAAAAAAAGATTAAAGACCTTGAAAAAGTTAGAAGAGATTTGCAAAAACATTTTAACGTTCTAACCACAGATCCTCAAATTGTTGAAATTGATAAGGCTATTGAAGAACACAACCTTCAAATAAAAACGCTCAATGAAGAAATTTCAAAAATTAAAGTTATAAGGAAAAAGGCATCAGAATCATATGGCGGTCGCCTAAGGCTGTTCAAAGCTCGACTAGCCGCTCGTAGAGAAGATGAGCCTCTATATCGAGATGGGGAAAAAATTCCCGGTGTTACTCAATTGCAGATGCAATCAGGGAAAACTCCAAACCCATATTTGGACATTAGACCTCAACAAATACCACCAGAAGTTGCTGAAGCAAGAACTCAGATTTTAAACCTCATCAAAAAGGCTCGTTCTGGCAAGATTGATAAAGATATAGCAGACAGTTTAATTGGAGCTTTAAAAACAACTATTGAAGTTTACCAAGAAGCTAAGCAAAAAAGTTTTACAAGAGAATTTGCCTCTTTGGAAGAGATGGCAAACGAAATTAGATCAAGAACTAAGCCTCCAATTAAAGGTACTACCGATTATCTCATTGTAGAACTTTTTAAAAAAATAGAAAAAGCTGGGTTGTCCCTTGAAACGATGACAGCAAGTCAAATCCAACATTATGTAAAACAATTAAAAGCGATTCAACAAGAAGCTTTCTACAAGAGCCTCTCATACCCTGACCTGTTTGCGGCAATGCAGCCTTTAATGGATATTCCATTCAGACCTCTTGAGGAATTTAAGAAACAACCTACTGACCTGCCAAGATCTGCACGACCAAAATCT